GGCGCGCCGTCCTCTCCCATCGCCACGGCGACGAGCGCGCCGATCATTTGCCTCGCATACGGTGCCCGCACGTCGATCGCGGGACCAAGGATGTGCGCGATCCGCGCGTTGACGGCATCGCGCCGCAACTCAATGCTTGGATCGTGCGGCGCATGCAGCATCGCGGCAAAAGCCCACTTCTGCCGATAGTCGCAATGAGGGCAAATCCAGCCGTCGACCGTCGCGACCAGGTCGCGCGAGAATTGACCGTGATCATTCGCGCAGGTGAACGGGTGCACGAAGCCGCGCCGTTGCCAGTGGTTGAGCGCGTCCACCTGGGCGTGGGTGAACGGCGCGGTGATCTTGTCGGGCTCGGTCATGACCGTCTCACTGCGCCGCCATCAGCGCGATCGCGACCGGCTGCACCCAGATCGGCTCGCTCGACAGCATGAAGGTCTGCCCGCTCCAGGCGCCGAGCAGGCAGCGCCCGAGCACGCCGCCCATCGCCTTGGAGGCCTCGGGCGGGACCATGTTTCCGATGCGCTCGCGCCACGCGGAATCCGACAGGCCGTCAAGGATCAGGAATTCTTCCGGATCGATCAGGCTCTGGATGGCGGCGAGCTCGAGCGTGGTGAAGGGCCGGTGCCATGTGCCATCGAGCGCGAGGATCAGGCACACGAGGCGATCGTTCGGCCCGGGCAGCGCGACGTCACTTTCTCCGTTCAAATTCGTGAGCGGCATTCTCGGATCGGCGACCGAATTGAAGCCGTTGTCGTGCTGTCCCGCGGCGGTCACCGCGCGCATCGCGGCATCATAGGGCACCACGCCGTAGTGGCCGGCGGTGAGGTACTTGTCGCGGCCGTCACGGGCGAAGTCAGGCCTGGGATCAGCGACGGAGAGCGCGCCACCCTGGACCTGGTTGGCGCCGGTGACCGTGCGGGCGTGCTCGTCCCAATCGACCACCACCAGCTTGTTGCGGTGGGAGTTGGGCCCGTAGCCCGTGCGCGGATCTGCGACCGACATCGCGCTCGAGCCGGGGCTCCGTTGGCCGGTAACCGCGCCGGCGTGCTTCTCCCACGGCACGATGCGCATGCCGCCGAACTCGTTGTCGGTGCGCGGGTCCGCCACGGCGAATGCACCGTTGGTCGGATAGCTCTCGCCGGCGACCACGCCGGTCGCCTCGGTCCATTCGTGCACGCCGAGCTGCGTCGAGCGCGCGCGGCCGTCGACGCGCGGATCGGCGACCACGAATGCGCCATTACCGGTGGTGCTCGCCGCGATCACGGCGCCGGCCGGCTCATCGAAGGCCGTGACGCGGTACTTCCCGTTGACGTGCCGACCCTCGCCAGCGCGCGGGTCGGCGACCGCAAGGCCTCCGGCCGGGCCACCCGGCCCCGCCACCGCCGGCGAGGCTGCGTCCCACGGGACGATCCGGAACACGTTGTTGAAGCGTGGCTTGCCTTCGATGCGCGGATCGGCAACCGAGTGCGGTCCCCCGCCGACGTACATCTTGCCGGTCACGACGCCGGCGGGCTCGGCCCAGGGCCGCACGCCGAGCTGCACCGATTTCGGATGACCCTCGATGCGCGGGTCGGACACCGCGAAGGCGTTGTTGTGCGGCCAGGAGCGGCCCGCAACCGTACAGGACGGCTCGTGCCATTGGCGCACGCCCAAGGATCCGGCGTGCGGCTGATTGTCGATGCGCGGATCGGCGACCGCGTGCGCGCCGGTGAGGGGAGCACTGCGGCCGGTCACCGTCGGCGCCGGCTGATCCCAGCGGCGCACGCCCAGGACGCCGTGATTGAGATAGTGGTCGGGCGCGATGCCGAAGTCCTTGAGCACGCCGTTCTCGACCGAGAGGTCATTGAGCGAGCGCCAATCGGAGCCCGCCTTGACGAAGGCGAGGCGCACCCACGTCTTCCATTGCAGCGCCGGCATGCGGTGCATCGGGCCGCCGATGCCCGACAGCGGGAGCGGCAGCTTGTCGAGCACCTCGCCGACGCCGCGCAGACGACGCTTGACCGGCTCATAGAGAAAGTTCGGCACCTTCGCGGTATGGCGGGCCACCATGAGGAACCGTTTGCGGCTCTGCGCAAGATTGCCGAGCTCGCCGCAGTCGTGCGTCGTCTCGGCGATCGCGTAGCAGTGCGCGCGCAGAAGCGCGCTGTACTGGTCGAGCAGCCAACGGCCCCGCGTCGCGATCCGCGGCACGTTCTCGAAGATGATCAGCTCAACCGGATCGTCCTTGAACGCCTCCAGGACGAGCATCATCCCGCGCAGCAGAAGCCCGTTGAGCGCCTGGTATTTGGCCGTGCCGGACGTCTTCTCCGACAGGAGGCCGCTGAAGCCCTTGCACGGATAGGACGCGAAGACGATGTGCGGGCGCTCGCCGCCGCATGCGCGGTGAATGTCAGCCGGCGTCGCCTCGCGCCAGCCTTCAGGCGGTTCGCGGCCATGGAAGGCCGCGTACTGTTCGCGGCTGAAAAGATCGATGCAGGACGCCGGCACGCCGACCAGCCGCGTGAAGTCCCGGCATGCGGCCGGGTCGACATCGATGCCGCCTAGGCAGCGAAACTTTGCGACCAGGTTGCCGACGCGCGCGCTCGCGTTGTTGAAGCCGATGGCGCCGCCGCCGATGCCGCAGGCCATATGGAAGTGAAGAATTTCTTTGGTGATTGTCGTCAAGCCATCCCCTCCCCTAAGCCGCGGCCGCGGCCGTCGGCATGTCCGCCGGCAGCATCTGCCAAGCGAGCTTCCCGCTCTTCGTTTCGCCGACCAGGCGGAAGCCCGCTTTCCAGAAGCAAAAGCCCTTCATCCGCTCGCCGCGGACCAGCACGCCATCAACCATCTTGGGATCGACGAAGGTGACGCAGCCGAGCGCCGGCACCTCGTACTCGGTGCGCATATGCGCCATCGCCTGCCGGATCATGTCGGAGGCGAGCGGCCCCGCTTCCTCATTGCGGAAGATCGACACCACCCAGGCGCCGGCCCAGGCGTGCTTGACGTACTCGGCCTTCGGGAATGAGAGCCCGAAGACCGCTTTGCTGTTGCTTGCGACCAGGACGCGGCACGAACCGGGCGGCATGAACTGCGGCGAGCCGGGCTTTTGCCGGCTGTAGTGCCGATCGGCGAGGGCGACCGCTCGCGGATCGGCGCGGTTCGATTGGCGCCAGATTGACATCAGGCGGCTTCCTGGTGGTTCGAGGCGGGCGCCGGTGCCGGCTGTAGCAGCTCGGCCCGCTCGCGATAGTGCGCGAATACGAACACCCGGATCGCCGACGACAGATTGCCGTGCCGGCGGTGCGCATCGATCGCGCCGACGGTCTCCGAAAGGCTCGTATTCGCCTCCGCGGCGATCTCCTTGAGCCCCTTCCAGAAGCAATCCTCGAGGCTGACCGAGGTCTTTTGTCCGGCGATGACGATCGAACGCTTCACGACTGGCGATTTCTTCATGGCTTCTTCCTCCGCTCGAAACCTCGTGATTGCAGCCTGCGGCCGCGCGGCCAGTTACCGGTGGGCTCGCGGTGCTGGCCGCACGGCCGCGCCAGAACCTTGCGCTGGAATTCTTCCTGCTCCGGCGTGAGGCGTCGCACCTTGGCGACGATCGAGGTGTCGCGGCGCGACTTCTGCCGGTGCGGGTCCTTGAGCAGCGGGGTCAGGTTCCACCATTTGTCGGCGCCATCGAGCGCGAAAAGGATGTTGTGATCCTGGTGAAACATCGAGATCACGGACTTCGCCGGCACCTTGGCGGCGCGCAGCTCGTCCCGGAGCTCCTGCGGCAACAGAAGCGACAATGCAGCCGCGAGCTTCTCGCGGAGCGATATGTACTTGCGGGCGCGCTTGCGGCGGGGCGTGTCCATCTACATCACCACCGTCAGGCGCTCGGCCGCGCGCGTGATGCCCGTGTAAAGCCAGCGCCGCGCATCGTCGCGAAACACCGCGCTCTCATCGAACAGCACGACGTTGTTCCACTGCGAGCCCTGCGACTTGTGCACGGTCAGCGCATAGCCGTAGGTCATGCGCTGGGTCTTCTTGAGGTCCTGCCAGGGAAGCTCGTTCTCCCGCCCGACGAAGAAGTGCGGGTGCACCTTCACCTCGATGCGCCGATCGCTCTCGGAATCGTCCGGCTTGACCACCATGCGCACCATGGCGGCATTGGCCTTGCGCACCTTCTCGACCCGGAAGAGGCCACCGTTGAAGATGCCCTTGGTGTGATCGTTGCGCAGGCAGACCAGGCGCTCGCCCGCCTTGGGATCGCCGCGGAAGCCGAGCAGGTCGCGGATGCGGTTATTGTAGGAGACGCGGGTGTCGTTCTTGCCGACCAGGACCTGCTCGGCCTCGAGGATGAGGGCGCGCACGATCGCCTGGTCGGCGCCGCGGCGCAGGATGCGGCAGGCGCCGTGGTCGCCGGGCTCGAGCTGGCGGCCCTCGCGCACATCCATCGACAGGCGGATGATGGGGTTGCCTTCCGCCTGGCGGTGCACCTCGGTCAGCATCGCGTCGGGCTCGGCATTGGTGAAATAACCCGCGTCCTGCACCGGCGGCAGCTGCGCCGGGTCGCCCAGGACGAGCACCTTGACGCCGAACGAGAGCAGGTCGTTCGCGAGCTCGGCGCCGACCATCGAGCATTCGTCGATGATGCAGAGCGCGGCATCGGTGAGGTCGCTGTCTTCCTTGAGGACGAACTTGGGCGCCTCGCCGGTGGGGCCGTCCTCGTCCACCCGGTAGATCAGGCTGTGGATGGTGGAGGCGCCGATGCAGCCCTTGGAGCGCATCACAAGCGCGGCCTTGCCGGTGAAGGCGGCGAAGATGACGGGCTTGGTGACGTGCTCGCCCTTGCGCTCCTTGACGATCGCGCGCACGCGTTTGGCGATCTCGATCGCCAGCGTGGTCTTGCCGGTGCCGGCGTAGCCGAACAGGCGGAAGGTCTGCGGGGCGTTCTCGGCCGCGAACCATTCCTCGACACGGGCGAGGGCGGCGAGCTGCTGCGGCGACCAGGCGTCGGTCATGCGGCCGAACTCCGGCCGCGGCGATCAATAGAGGAACGGCTTGCCCGGCGGATCGAGGCGCGGGCGCCGACCCGCCCACTCGGCGATGAGCGCTTTGCGCTGGCGCGAGCGAACGTGCGGGAGGTAGTCGCGGAAAAGCAATTCGACGGCGACGTCGACATACCGCGAGAACTCGGCGTCATCCATGAGCGGGAACGCGGTCGACTTGAGGCGCACCGCAATCGCGGCAACTTCGCCGGAGGGGAAGGCCATGATCTGCAGCACCAGCCCCGCCTTCCACTTGAGCTCGGCGTGGAGAAGGTCCGGGTGCACGTCGATTGCCTCGGCGACCTTGCCGAGCAGTCCTCGGTACCAGCGGTTGAGCTTCGACGTGCGCGCGAAGATCGTCTGCACCTGCATGGGCTCGAAGCACCGGATGCTGCGCAGACGCTCGCGGTCGATATCGGTCGCCGGGAGAAGGGCGAGGCGCCCTTTCTCCCGGACCATGAGCATGTCCATGCCATGGATATAGTGCTCGGCATGGTTAAGGTCCTCTTCACTCGGCGGCTTCGGCGAGCGCCGGGTTCTCGGCCTTGATGATCTCGCCCTGACGCTTGAGCAGGGCAGTGTTCACGCGGTTGCGGTGCTCGAAGGGCAGGTTGCCGAGCTTGGCGATCTCGATCGTGTAATGGGCGCAGTCGCCCATGCTCATGAGCTTGGGGATGCCGTCGAGCAGCTTCTTCTCCAGCAGGGCCGGGTCGCGGATGCAGTCGAGCGGGATGTCGGCCTGGGCTTCCGCCATCGCGGCGCTCGCCGGCGCCGAAGATGCGTCCGCGGCCGTCGGCGGCGCCGGGTGCTCCGGGATTTCGTCGTCGATCGGCTGCCGCATCTTCTCGACCTCGGCGGCATAGCGCGACGGCTTGCCGGCGAGCTTGCGGTGCAGGCTGTCGTAGCCGGCCCGCAGGTCCGGCAGCGGCATGACCTTCTCGATCTCGGTCCAGGTCGCGTCGAAGTGCTCCAGGACCGCCTTGAGCTTGGCCTTCTTGTCTTCGGCGCTCTGCGTCGGGAAATGCAGCGCCAGCAGGTTCTGGATTTCCTCGATGCAGATCTCGCGCTGCACCGGCTGCCAGTCCTTGCGCTCGGTCTTGAGGATGTGGCGGCTATCGCCGCTCGCATCGACGCCGACATGGTCGCTGCCGATCGCGAGGTTCTCGATGTGCGGCAGGAAGGCGCCGAAGGTCTGCGCCACCAGCTGCTTGAGGCTCAACCGGTTGCCGTTATCGTCCTCGGCCGAGAACCTGAATTCCCGCCCGTCGATGATCGTCGAGCGATCCTTCTGCACGATGGCCTTGTGCCCGACCTTGCCGGTGCGCAGGTTCTCGTCCTGCTCCATCAGCACCAGGAGCGAGGGCTCGAAGCCCGTCTCGCCCTCGGTCTTCATCTTGGTGCCGGTCTTCTCCAGCTGCCGCTTGCCGTTGTCGTCGCGGTACTCGGAGAACTCGTGACCCGCGCGGCCGCACATGATGATGTGCAGCTTCGAGTTGATGAAGAGGTCGGTGAACTGCGCCCAGCCGTATTGGCCCTTGAGATAGCTCCAATCGTCCATCTGCAGGAAGGTGCGCTCCTTGCGCTTCATGTACGCGTCGCACAGCTCGCGCCACGGGTGCGTGATGGAGTCGATGATCAGGATCGAGGCGTGCTGCTCGGCCTCCTTCACGGCGGAGAGCAGATCGGCGAAGTTGCGCTTCTTGGCGGTGAAAAACGGGACGTTCGCGGCCTTGAAATGCGGGATCAGCCAGTCGGAGCCAGTCTCGGTGTCGAAGAATGCGACCGGCTTGCCCGCATAGGGCACGCCCTTGTCCTTGAGATAGTTGAACAGGCCGATCGCGACCATGCCGGCGGTGAACGTCTTGCCGCCGCCCTGGAAGCCGAGCAGGCCCATCTTGAGGTGTGCCGAGGTCGATGCCGCCGGCTGGAAAATGCCGCTCATGATACTCACTCCTGCTCGACGACGGCCGGCGTCGAGGCGTGCTGGTTGTGCTCTGCCGCGGCCGCGGCGGCTAAGGCTTGCGATCCATACCGGCGCGCTCGCTTCTGCGAGGGCGTCCAGCATTCCGTTCCTTCGGGCGTGACCCGCAGGAAGCATTTGGTCGACCCGAAGATGCGGGTGACGAACCAATCGCGTTCGATCGTCTCCGACATGCTCATGCGGCGCGGTCCTTCCCGATCGATGCGGCCTGCGCCGCCTTCTCGGCGACCATCCGGTTGAGCGGGCAGCGATCGCCGGACGGGCAGCGGTTCGGGGCCGGGATGTGCTCTTCCTTCACCGACACGCCGCAGCGGGTGCATTTGAGCTCGGGGTGATCGCGGCGGGTCATGGCGTCAGTGCTCCCGTTTGGATGAGGGTCGCGGCCACCATGACGAGCCCGCAGGCCGCGGCGAGCATGAAGCCCTTGATCGCCCCCTCCGGGGCCGGCCCCCACGCGCGGCTCGCGATGGCGCCCGCGAGCGAGCCCGCGAAGAAGCCGCACAAAAGGCAGGAGGCGCCGAGCGCGATCATGGCTCAGGCCGCCCGCTTCTTCGCGCCCGCCGCCGGCACCAGGCTCTCGACCAGGTGCAGCACCGCGAGCTTCGCGGTGTCGTTGTCGATCCGCTCGAAGGCCTGCAGGAGCCGCAGCGCGTGCGGCTCCGCCAGCAGCGCCCGCGCGGTCGGCATCGCGGCCGCATGCGGCGCCGTCGGGGCGCCATCGAACAGCACCGGGATCGAGACGCCGAGCGCGGTCGCGATCTGCGTCATGCGGCTCGCGCCGACGCGGTTCGTGCCCTTCTCGTACTTCTGGATTTGCTGGAACGAGACGCTGAGATGGCGGCCGAGCTCGGTCTGGCTCATGTTCTTCTGCAGGCGGGCGATGCGGATGTTCTGGCCGACAAGGACATCGGTCGAGTTCGGGGAACGCTTGGGCATTTCACTCTCCCTGGTTACGACGCGGGTTGGATCGGGCGCCCGGACGGGTTGAGCGCCGTCACAATGAGATCGTCGATCTCGGAGGGGTCGACGCCGGCGCGGCGGAGCTGCTGGTCGGCTTCCTCGGGCGCCATGTGGCCGAGCGCGAGCGCGTCGCTCACGCGCGTCACCGCGTCATCGGGGTCGATGCAGAGCAGGTCCTCGATCGCGGCTTCCTTGGTGGCGCCGAAACCGATCGGGCAATGGCTGTCGGGGGCGCCATCGTAGTCGTCATAGACCGCGATCCAGTCGAAGGAGCGCTGCGGGATCGGGGGACGGACGAACGAGGTGCGGATCGTGGCGCGGCTCATGACCGTGTTCCCTCCACAAGCATCAGCATGCCGCGCTGCGCAGGATCGAGCGCAGCGGCCTCTTCCTGAATGGCGAGGTCGATCTTCTTCAGGAGCTCGCGCAGATCGCGCTTGGCCTCGTAGAGTTCGAGGACGCGAAGGCGCGCCTGCCGGTCATTGGCGCGCGTGAGCGCGACCAGGATGTCCGGGAGCTTCACGGCGCCGGCCGCGAAGGCGATGGCAGTGGCTTCGCCGCGGGCCATCACTCAAATCCCCATGATGCTGGCGAGCCGCTCGCTCACCTGCGCTCCGGCGCCGGCCGCACACGCCCGCGCGTAGCGGGCATGCGAGGCAAAATCGTCATCGGAGAGCTGGTGCAGCGTGAAGCCGGTGTTTGAGTGCATCCACGCCAGAACGTGGCGGGGGTTCATGTCGGGGATGACGGCGACGATACGGGCGATGTAGGGGGCGGGCATCGTGGTTCACTCCGCCGGCAGCCGCAGCACGTAGTGCGGCGCCGCTCCGCCGCCGCCCGTGTGCTCGCCGGTCTTCGCGAGATCGGCGATCGCGTCGGCGAGATCGTCCCCGCCATCCGGGAAGCACTCGCCGAGTGGGGCGGTGGAGGGCGGGGCGTCGCCCATGTCGATCGTCACGACGGTGTCGGAGGTGATGGTGCGCGGGCGGCCGGCGGCGATGATCCGCGCCAGCTCGTCCGCGACGGCGGCACGCGCCGCCGGGAGGCAGGCTTCGAGGCGGTCGAGGTGCTCGGCGCGCTGGGCGGCGACCTGCGCCAACGCCTCGGGCGAGGTGAGGCGGGCCACCGCGTCGAGACCGCGGAGAGCCCAGGGCGGAGCATGGCGGAACTGGGAGATGGTGACGGACATTGGCGACCCCCGAAGTGGTATCGAGGGTCACGTTACCGGATCGGTAACAAGCGCGTCAAGCTATTTGTTACCGATCCGGCAACATCCGAGTTGTGCCAATGCAATCAGCCGGTTGCTCGGTGCATTGGGGCGGGGGAGAAAGCGCCGGATGCACAGCGCTCGCGCGAATCGGTGTCAGTGCAGTCGATCGGCAAGGATGCCCAGCATCAGGATTGCGGCCATCAGCAGATAGGCAATGAGGCGGATATCTTGCCGGGCCTGCAGCAGCGCCACGCGCGCGTCCTCGTCCGAAATCTCGCCATAGGCGCCGCGGTCGCGGGTGTTCGCGCGATTGGAAACGGCGGCGACGATCGCGATGAGAATGACTGCGCAGATCGTAAATGCCGGATAGTTCATGGCTTTTTGATCAGCCGTCGCACGATGTCGACGGAGGTCTCGAAGGTGGCCTGGTCGACGTCCTTCAGCATGGCATCGACGCTCGGCCGATCGGGCGGGCGGTACAAATCCTCGGGTTCGACGCCGATCGCGTGGGCAAGCTCGGCGATCTTTTTGGGATTAAGCCGATGCTGCTCGGTGCGCCGGCGCCAGATGGTCTCGCGGGCTACACCTAGGATTTCCCCGACCTTTTCGTCGGAGAGCCCGCGAGCCTGCATGTGCTCCTGAATGTAGAGGTAGCCGCGCGGACGTGTTGCCATGTTGGTAATGCTAGTCCGCGCCGCCGGCCGGGTCGTTTGCCGGCTCGGCAACAAGGTTCTTGACGTGGCTGTTGCCGATTTGGTAACAGAGGCGTCCATGACCCTAGCTCCGCTTACGGCGCTTAAGGACTGGCGCGAACAGCAAAATCCGCCGCTGACGCAGTCGCAGGCAGCGCGGCGAATCGGCGTCTCGCGCGCCGCGTGGTCGCGGTGGGAGGCGGGGCGCCGCAAGGTCCAAGGCGATCTGGTGCCGAAGGTCGCGAAGAAGACCGGGATCCCGAAGGAGCGGCTTCGCCCGGACCTCGTCGAGCTGCTGTCGTGACTTTATTGCAGCAAGGACGTGAGGTGCTCGACCGCTCCCGAGACGAGCGCCTGCAGAACTGCCGCGATAGGACCAAGACGCCCCAGGTTGGTCACGGCTTCGAATTTGATCTCGCGCTCGTTGGCGCTCTCGTCCCCTGGCAGACGTCGATCCTTGAAAAAGAAGAGCCGTACACTTCCGCCCCCCAAGTCCAGGACTTCTACTCCATCCACCCAAGCTTCCGGTACCGGCCCGACCTCCACGAGAGGCGGGCGTTCTGGCGACGCCCTTCCCATTCCGCACTCCCACGCACACTTTTGGTCTTGCGGCCGGTAGTATCTCACAGTGCAGCGGATGCGCGCTACAACTGTTCGTTATGCGACACGCGGAGCCGATCTCGCCGTGCATGCCCAGCCCGCGCAAAATTCGGCAGTCTCGCTGACGTTTCACCAACATCGCACCGCTCAACGTTCGCGCCTCATGCGCGCGGGCGGGATTCGGGGTGCCTGTCAAGCAGGAGTCGAGTCGGAACCCGCCGCGCCTGTGGATAAGCGGCGCCTGTGGATAACTCTGCCCGCGTTCGTCGTCGCGTTCGTCCAAGTCACCGCGTGCTGCTCAAGCCCTTCAAATGTCGGGGAAAGCCATGCTCACGCGCGACGATCTGATCGCGGTCTACCGAATTCTCGGGTTTGCGCTCGCCGCGATGATCCTCATCGACGGCGGCACGATCGCGGCGCAGTCGGCCGGGCTCTTCTGAGTGAGAGCAGCTCGACCACGGCTCGCGATCCGGCGGCCGGCGCCGTGCGAAGGCGCGGCCACTTTCGCCGCCATGATCGCAGCGCATGCTGGAAATCCGAAATGCTGCGGAGCGTTGCCCGCATCGCATGTCACGCGTGACTCTTGCAATGTCACGCGTGACAGCGTGACTCACGCCGTGACAGGCGTGACGTCACGCCCATACTATACGTATACGAGACCTTTTTTTTCTTCGCGCAGATCGCGCTTGCGGCGCGGCCCAAAGGGGCTTAGCGAGGGAAGAGGTCCCCGGCTCCGAGCCCCTGCACAGTCACACGTGACAGCATCAAGGGTGCGGCCATGAGCGAGAAATCGCCATCGCCGCCGCGGAAGCGCATGCCGGGACCGTGGCATTGCGTCTACAACGACTTCGTCGGGCATCCGAAGTGGCGCCGCGTCGCCAACATGAGCGGCGTGCACCTCGCCTTCGTACACACGATCGTGCAGGCGCACTTTCAGGCCGCTGCCAAGGCGAAGAAGGACGGCTGGATCGGCAATTTCAATAGCGAAGATTGCGCGGCCGCGACCGACATTCCGTCCGACGACGTCGCAAAGGTGTGCCGCGCGCTGCGCGTCATCGGCTGGATCATCGACGACTATATCGTCGACTGGGCGGAGCATCAGCCGTTCAAGCCGGACGCGAGCGCGGCCGATCGCCAGCGCAACAAGCGCGCGCGCGACAAGGCGGCCGAGCGCGCCGCCATGGGTCTTGCATCGACCGAAGAGGTCGCCGCGCTCGAGCAGCTCGCCGAGCTGTCACGCGTGACGGCCGTGCGCTCCGCCGGACCGAAACCGGTGCGGCAGGTCGTGCCGTTCGAGACGATCGCCTCGGTCGGCAATGCCGAGCTCACTGATCAGGCAAATGCCGCGGCTGCCAAGCAGTGGCTGTTCGGTGATGGCAGCGTCTCCGACTTCGGCATGGCGAGCGCGATCATTTCGGAGAACTTCGGCACGAAGCCGCTCTCCGCCGTCTGGCAGATCGGCCAATGGGCGCAGCGTGTCGACTATGTGTCGCTCGCGACCCTGATCAGCACGCTGCATCTGCGGCGGCTCGACCGCGCGACGTTCAAGAACCTTCTGCAGCAGGGGATCGAGAAAGCGGCCGACGAAGGCCGCAACGGCCCGATGCTGCCCAAGCTGCTCGGCGGCGTGCGTGGAGGCAGCGCCGCATGAAATTCCCGGCGTACACACCGCCCACGCCTGAGGGCGGATCAGATCGCCGGGATGAAGCCGCCCCGCGTCGCCGATATCGGTAGCTCGGCGACGCGGGGCGCATCAGCCAAGGAGGAGCCGAATGGCTAACACCTACGAAGGCGAGCCCGACGCCCGGCAGAGCGACGACGTCGCCATGCCGACCACGCGCTTCCGGCCGCGCTATCGCGCGCTCACCGAGGATGAAAAGGCGCTCCATGACGCCATCAAGTCGAAGGCGGACGAGCTCGATGCGCTCTACGCCAAGGTGAAGCCCGGCCGCTACAACTCGCTCGCCGTCACGTCGCTCGAGCAATCGGTGATGTGGATCATCAAGGAGCTGACGGCTTGATCGAGCCCAAATCCACCGACGTCGGCCGCCGCGTCGCCTTCATGGTCGGCGAAGAACGCCAGCTCGGCGCGATCGCCGACTTCAACTGCACCTATGTGCACGTGACCTTGCGGGACGGCAGCACGATCCCGCTGCCGCGCACGCTGCTCGAATGGGCGCAGGAGAACGAGGATCCGCAGATCGAGGCCGATGCGGCCGTGCGGGCAGCGCTCCCGGACGTCGAGCGCTCCGGGCTCGAGTTCAAGATCGTCGATCGGCGGCGGATCCTGCTGGTCGCCTCCGGCATCGAGGCGATGCCCTGCACCGGCACCTGGTCGGGGCGAGATGGCGAGGTGAGGTATGGCGGCATCGCCGCGGCGATCGCGGCCGCGCGGGCGATGGCGGCGCCGGCCGAGCAGCTGTCGGCGGAAGAGGGCGAGCCGGACTGATGGGCGCGACCTACAAGGGCCATCGGCTCAAGCCGGCACCGTGGTGGCTCTGCCTCCTGCAGCTGCTCGTGCTCGCCCCGATCGCGATCCTGATGGCGATCTGCAGCGCCCTGCAGGCAACGGCGCGCGGGATCGAATGGGCGACCCGCGGGCGCGGCTGGGTCAAGCCGTTCGAGCGCGCGTCCGATCACATTGAGCTGTGGTGGCATCGGCGGCAGTGTCGACGGATCGATCGCGAGGGCGCCTGATGCCGGCCGCGCCGAAGCGCCCCTGGACCGTCCCGGAGCTCGCCGCCGTCGCCGGCACGCTTGGCCCATGGCGACCGAAGCAGGGCGGCCGGCATTGCCGCCCATGATCGAGCCCCTGCGCGGCCAGCGTGGCTTCGATATATCCTGCACCGGCTGCGGTGTCGTCGAGCGCTTCGCCCTCGAATACGACCGGTTCCTCATCGCGGCGAAGAAGGCCGGCTGGATGATCGGCACGCCACGGGCGGCACGGGACATCCTCTGCCCGGAGTGCGTCGGCGAGGCGCGAATGCCCAAGCCCCTTCAGGCAGTTGCGCCACCGCCTTGAACTTCAGCATTCACTTTGCCTTCACGTGAAACATCCTTCTACGTGGTCACCCTTAGTTCTCGGGTGCAGCCGGCCTAAGCCGTTGATTGAGGGATAGTTTTTCTATAGATTACCGGCGCACGGGGACCAATCCGATGGCCGACGACCAAGCCAGGGAAGGGGCGCTATTCCGCCCCTGGGTGCGCGAGGGCGGCGCCGTCCTGGTGGCCGGCGTCATCGTCGGGAGGTCTGGCGAGATCGCCCGGGTGCGCATCAACATCGTCGAGGCCCTGGGCGGCTTGGGCGGCGTCGTCCTGCCGATCGCGCTCGATGACCTGCGCGCGGTCACGGCCACCTGCCTCAACCCGTTGTGCCCGCATGGGCGCATGCAAATGTGGGCTGCGGCCCGGGCCGCAGCGGCGGCGTGAGGTTCTCGGTCGACATTGAGACGAATCGTCGGGCGAAGCGCTACGCCCGGTTACGCGCCGTGGTGCTGACCCCGGGCGGCCGCTGGACGGCTCACCGCAAGGCCGATGCCGTCATGGCGCTCGCCGGCGGGGTGGTGACGCGGGACGAGCTGCAGGCGACGCACAACGTCACGTCCGCCGAGATCGATGAGTGGCAGCAGGCGGCGCGGCGCTACGGTCTACCCAAGACGGTCCGTTAATCCTTCGACCCTTAATCCGTTGCCGAAAACCTCACCTGCGCGCTCAATCCTCCCTGACGTTTTTCGGGAGGCGTCATGTCCACCAATCTCGGCATCACCGATCGCGAGCGCGAAGCTGCCTTGCGGCTATGCGCGCGGCTGATCGCCTCGCCCGATGTCGATCGCGAGGTGGCCCGCCGCGCGACCTGGTTGAAGTGGCGGCTCGAAGGCGAAGAGCCGAAAGAAGACACGCTGACCAAACTCGCTTTGATGCAGAGGGCGTGAGCGTGCTCGCGCTCGGGGAGTCGGCCGCGGGGGCGGTCGCGGGAATGGGGAAGGGGCTCGTGGGAAAGAAGAACCGCGAGAAGGCCCGCGCGTCGGACGAAAAGCGTCCCGGCCATGATGGGCGCTTTCAGGTCGGCACGCGCATCGTCGATGATCCCTATGAGCCCGGCAAGCGCTATGCCGCCGCCGTCAATGTGCGCGAGAGCGCGATCGAACACATGGTCTCGCGCGGGCGCCTCAATACCGCGCAGCAGGCCGCATGCGAGCGCTTCCGTAAGATGTGGGAGCTTGCCGCCGTCGGGCGACAGCGCGGAATCGACATCACGTCGGGCGGCGGTGGCGGCGGCAGCGGGGTCGCCGACCCGATCAGCGATGAGCTGATCCGCGCCGGGCAATTGCTCGCCGGCGCGATCCGCGCCGTCGGACCGCGCTACTCGCAATTGTTGATCTCGATCGTCGGGGAAGGCGCGCTGATCCGCGATGTGGCGCGCCGCTGGGCCGGCGCCGGCGGCATCGTCAAGGGACGCCAGGCCGCCGAGGGCTACATCACCGGCACGCTGATCGATGCAATCGACGAGCTGGTCCGGACGTGGCGCCTGGTTGGAACCGGCCGCGAGCAGCTGCAGGAAGCGCACTACACGCGCAACGGAGTTGCGGTCGTGGTTAACGACGATATCCGCGCAAGCGGGCCAATGACTTACACGGGACCGGCATTCGAAATCCAGGTCGGAAAATTCGGCGACGTGACGCGCGAGGCGAAAAGGCCCTTGACCAACGTGACATTGACGGAGCAGTCTTCGGGCAATCTCGGAAGTCGTGCGCGTGGGCGCAGGCAGCGAGGCCAATCCTAAAAATTCATGCGAGCGCAAGCGCGAGTAGACGTCGCGGCCGCGATTATTGGCGGCAAGCGCACGCCCTGCATCTGTCCGCGGCAGTTCGAGAAGAACGCGCCGATGAGCAGGCCTTTGACCTATAGCACGAGCGGCAACCGCCCGGCGGTGCGCGTCGAATGTGAGCGCTGTCTGCGCCAATGGGTCCGGATCGACATAAAGGATTGAGAAATCCGTCCGCGCCCGCCGACAGACCGTGCGCGCTCGGCCGGCGTGACGCGCCACCAGGCCCGCGCCAGCGGCTCGGCGATTGCGCCTCCCAAAGGTTGCGCCGGGCCGCCTTATTAACGCGCTGTGAATCTTTGCGGCGCATTCCCCCTCGCGGGGATGCAAGATGAGCGGTCGCGTATCAGTCACGCTCGCGGACGGCCGGCACGTCGTCGGCTACAGGAAGACGTTACGCCGTAACGCTCGCCGCACGCCGCAAGAGCGCCGCCGCGCGCTGCTCGCCGAGCATATGAAGCCGGCGGGCGAAGAGCTGCAGGTCGGTTTCTGTTTCGTGTTGCCGGGATCGATCGCGCCGTTCACGGCGCCTGGCCGCCACGGCATCGGCGTGCTGGTGACCAAGACCGACCACATGGTGGTGCTCGGCAAGTCGAGCGACCACTGCCTTTACCTGATTCGCGCCTTCCTGCGCGGCATCGCTGAAGAAAAGCCCGGCTGGTGCGCGGCCGTGACGGTCGCCAGCAATGAACGGCCGGATGCGATCTATGAGCGCCATCTCCTGGTGCTCGCCGGCATTCCGGCGCTGTGCAACGGAAACGATCCGCCGAAGTGGTGTGAAGCTGCATGAACCGGAGAGCCGAGGCCTCCTTGGCGCGCTGCCTGCTGGATACGCCGCGCGATGCCGATCGCGTCGGGCGCGTCGCCCGGGCGCCTCAGCGGGAGACCGAGCATCGCCTCGCGGTGCGGCTCGATGAGCTCGCTTCCCGCATCCGCCGCAACATCCCGCTCGGCTCTGATCCGAGCCGGTTCCACGAAGAGAAGTCCGAGGTCGCACGCGAGATCGCGGCGATTGCGGATGAGCTGCGGCGATGAGGCGCTCTGATCTTGCGCGAGCCATCGTCGCGACCCTCGTGCTCGAGGTCCTGTTGATCCTGCTGTTTGCCGGATGGCACCCGTAATGATCACCGAGTTGCGCCAGCCGCTGCATATGGTCACCCCGAAGGGGCCGGGACGTGCACTATTCGTGATCGATTACGGCCCCGAGAGCAGCCTCGAATGGGTCGTGTTCCTCGACTCCGACGGCTCGTGTTGGGTCATTCCGAACGCTGAAGCGCGCCTGTTCTGGAATTGGACGGCGGGGCGCAGGCCGCAAACTCCGGCCAAAATCTAGATTTTCCGACCACTACGCGCGTCCAGCGCGGGCAATCGGCGCGACGGTCGCCGCAGTTCCACCGTCACAGCGCCGGCCGCGCCGGTATCTCACTCAGGAGAATTCCCATGAAGCTCAAGCGTCTCTCGGCGCTCGCGGCCACGTGTGTTGTGGCCTTCGGCATCTACGCGGCGAACGCGGCCGGCCTTTGGTCGACGCTGCCGATCATCGGGGGCGCTTCCTATTGCGCTGCAGTTGTCGGCGCGGGCCCCTCGCAGGCCGGCGTCACCGGGCAGGGCGCCGGCTCTGTCGGCGGCTCGACCTATTGCGCCCAGACGGTTCCGGCGGGCCCCTCCGTCTTCGCCGGCACCGAGATGGTGCCGCTGGACATCTATACGCCCGGTCCGCAGGCATCGGCCCCTCCGACCACGGCGCTCGCGAATATCGTACAGCTCGGGCAGGGGCCGATGGTGGACGTGACCTCGCCCGTGACCGCGACCATCCCGGCGAACACGCCGTTCTATTTCCTCGATGGCGCGCAGGCCTCCGCCTTCACGATCACGATGCCGGCGGCCCCGATCGAGGGCTACATCCAGCGCATCACCTGCGCGGCCGCGACCGTCGGCGTCCTCACGGTCGCGGCGAACGCCAACCAATCGATCAAGAATAACCCGGCCGCGGCTTGCGTCGCCGGCGTCGGCTACGCCTGGCGCTATCAGGCGTCGAACACGACTTGGTATCGGTTCCAGTAATCCGATTCGGACAAGCTCCGCGGCCGGGGACGCCCGGCTTTGACGGCGCCGCGGCCCTACCTGCGGCGCGCGTGACGCGGACGTAGCAATGCGAGGGATCGTCATGCTGGCGCGCCATGTCGTCCGAGCGCTTGCCGCGGCAGCGCTCGCGTGGTCGCTTGCTGGGCTCGCGGGCGCGCCTGCCCACGGCCAGGAGGCGACCTCTTTCCAAGGTCAATCCCAGGCAGCCGGCACGCTCAATAGCTCGGCCGTCATCGCCACCGGGAACACCTTCCAGACGGTGCTGCCGGCGCTGACCTCGACGGCCTATCCCGGGACGCCGGCGCGCCGCTCGCTGACCATCAACAACAACAACGCGACCGACAGCTGCTGGATTTTCATCGGCAGCGGCAGCGCGAGTAAGGGCGCGTCGATCCTGCTCACCGCGGGGCAGACCTATCGCCGCGATTGGCCCTACGTGCCCTCCGACGCGATCCAGGCCACCTGCACGACGACGAGCGACACGCTCTATGTCGACACCCAGTGAGGCGCCGGCAGCCGCCGGCGCCTCTCCGGGCAAAGCGGGCCGCCCGTCGCTCTACAGCCACGACCTTGCGGAGACGATCTGCCGCCTGATCGTCACCCCTGATCCTACGACGGGCCGCCCACAATCGGTGCGCTCGATCTGCCAGCGCGAGGACATGCCGCACCGCGACACGGTCTATGGCTGGCTTCTGGTGCACAAGGATTTCGCCGAGCTCTATGGCCGCGCCATGGAGCTGCGCGCCGATCAGATGTTCGATGAGTGCCTGGACATCGCCGACGACGCACGGGGTGACTATCGCGTCGAGCCGCTCGGGGACGAGGGGATCGCGGTCGAGATCGTCGACAAGGAGAACATCGCCCGCGCGCGCCTGCGCATCGACACCCGCAAATGGATGGCGGGCAAGATGGCGCCGAAGAAGTACGGAGATCGCCTGGTCAATGAGCACGTCGGCAAGAACGGCGGCCCGATCGAGACCAAGGACGTGACCGACGACAAGACGCGGGCCCGGGCGCTCGCTGCCTTCATCGCCAAAACTCGGAAGCGGGCCTGATGTGGGCGCGCTCGATGACCTCGAGGCCTATGTCGCGTCGCTGGACGAGACGCAAAAGGCGCAGCTCGACCAGCTGATCGCCCCGGAGCTCGCCTCGATCTGGCTCCCCGAGCCGGACAACAAGCCGCAGTGTGAGGCCTACTGGTCGCTCGCGGACTTGCTGCTGTTCGGCGGGGGCGCCGGCGGCGGCAAGACCGATCTGCTCGCCGGCACGGCGCTGACCCAGCACCGACGGGCCGTCATCTTCCGGCGCCAAGCGGTCGATCTACGCGGCCTCGAGGACCGCATCATCGAAATTGCCGGCCGCGAGGGCTGGAACGGGGCGGATAAGATCCTGCGCCGGCCGCCCTGCGTGCTCGAGCTCGGCCACCTGCAGAAGCCGGGCGCCGAGCTCTCCTGGCAGGGCCGGCCGCACGATTTCTTCGGGTTTGACGAGGGCGCGCAGATCCCACGCGCCAAGGTGCAGTTCGTGCTGGGGTGGCTTCGCTCGGTCGACGGCAGCCAGCGCAAGCGGGCGATCATCGCGTCGAACCCGCCGACCGGCGGCGAGGGCGAGTGGCTGATCGAATGGTTCGCGCCCTGGCTCGATGAGCGCTTTCCGAACCCGGCAAAGCAGGGGGAACTGCGCTGGGCGGCGACCGCGCCGGACCGCGAGGGAACCACGATCTGGCTGCCGGACGGCTCGCCGATCGTCTTCACGGGGCTCAAGGATTACCGCCCCGCCACGGCGGAAGAGATCGCGAGCAACGATGCGCGGGTGGTGCAGCCGCTGACGCGGACTTTCATCCAGTCGCTGCTCGACAACAATCCCTACCTCGCCAAGACGGGGTACCGGGCGCAGATCCAGAGCCTGCCGGAACCGCTGCGCTCGCAGCTGCTCAACGGCGATTTCGTGGTCGGGCGCAAGGACCATGAATGGCAGGTGATCCCGACCGCCTGGGTCAAGGCCGCGCAGGCACGCTGGACCGCGACCCCGCCGATCGGCGCGCAGATGACGGCGATCGGCGTCGACGTCGCCCAGGGCGGTGATGACTCGACCACGATCGCGCCGCGCTACGGCCCCTGGTACGCCGAGCTCGTCAAGCGACCCGGGATCGAGACGCCGCGGCCGTCCGATGTGGCCGGCCTGGTCGTGACGGTGCGTCGGCACAAGGCCGTCGTGATCGTCGACGTCGGCGGCGGCTACGGCGGCGGCGTCAAGGAGCGGCTGGAAGAGAACAACGTCGACGTGCGCCCCTTCAATGGCGCCGCCGAGTCGCAGGCGCGCACCAAGGACAAGCAGCTCGGCTTCCGCAACCTCCGGGCAGCGGCTTGGTGGGGTTTTCGCGAGGCGCTCGATCCGGATCAGGAGGGCGGCTCGCAGATCGCGCTGCCGCCGAGCCCGACATTGCTCGCGGACCTCACCGCGGTGCGCTGGAAGCTCTCTTCCGGCGGCATCCAGGTCGAGGACAAAGAGATCATCAAGAAAGCCGACCGGCTCGGCCGCTCGCCCGACGAAGGCGACGCGGTTGTGCAGGCCTGGGCGGAAGGCGAGCGCGCAATCGTCGCGAAGCTGCGCAAGGCGGCGCGCGGTGCGGCGCCCCCGCAGACCCCGGTGACCGTCGGCGAGCGCGGCGCCGGCTGGCTCGGCCGATAGATAGGTTTTGGCAGTCCCGAACATGGCCGACGATGACGACAATCTCGCCGGCCTGACCGGCGATGACCGCATCGTCCAGGAGGCGCGCGACGACTTCAAGCGCTGGCTCGATTGGGAGAGCGACTGCCATAAGTGGTTCCGCGAGGACACGCGCTTCGCGAATGCGGATGCGAGGAACGGCCACCAGTGGCCGGACAAAATCTACCAGGACCGCGACAACGACGATCGCCCGTGTCTCACGATCAACAAGACGCGCACGCACAACCGCATCATCATCAATGAGGCGATGGAGAACAAATCCTCCATCAAGATCAGGCCCACCGGCGGGGAGGCGAGCTACGAAGGCTCGCAGGTGATGCAGGCGATCATCCGCCGCATCGAGTACATCTCGAAGGCGACGATCGCGTACCGCAAGGCGATTACGGATCAGGTGACGGGCGGCTTCGGCTACATCACGCTGCGCACCGACTACGTCAACGACAAGAGCCGCGACCAGGATATCTACATCTGCCAGGTCCGCGACCCGCTCTGCGTCGGCCTCGACCCCGACGCGATCGAGCCGGACGGATCGGACGCGAATTTCGGGCTGATCTTCGAGAACCACCTGCGCAAGCGGTTCTTCCGCAACCCGAAGTACCGCAAATGGAAGGGCAAGATCGGCACGACAACGCTCGGCGCCGACCAGACCTGGCTCTCCGACACGCACATCAAGACGTGCATGTACTACCGCCGCACGGGCAAGAGCGACACGCTCGTGGTCTATACCGAGCCGCAGAGCGGCCAGCAGGTCAGCGTCTTCAAGTCCGAGCAGGAGCGGGAGCTGATCGAGCCGATCATTGCGCAAATTCAGGGCGGCGAGCTCGACGGCTATATCCGCGAGGACGTGATGCGCCAGTCGGTCGAATGGTTCCTGATCGCCGGCGACAAGGTCATCGACCGCGGCAAGTGGGCGGGCAAATACATCCCGATCATCCGCCTAGTCGGCGAGGAAGTCATCATCGACGGCAAGCTCGATCGCAAGGGCATGACGCGCTACCTGATCGACCAGCAGCGCATGCTCAATTACAACGCCTCGGGCCAAGTAGAATTCGGCGCCCTGCAGTCGAAATCGCCCTGGGTCGGGCCGGCGCGCGCCTTCGAGGGCCAGGAGGCCTGGAAAGACGCCAATCGCAAGAACTACGCGTTCCTGCAGTACAATGACGTCGACGAAGACAATCCCGGGACCGCGATCCAGGCGCCGCAGCGCCAGCAGCCGCCGCAGACCTCGCCGGTCTATGCCGAAGGCATGGCCGACGCCGAGCGCCAGATGATGATGGCGTCGGGCCAGTACCAGACCAAGATGGGGGAAGAGGATCAGCAGGCTGCGGCCTCGGGCCGCGCCATCAACGCGCGCCAGCGGCAGGGGGACGTCGCGACCTATCACTTCATCGAGCATCAGGGCGACATGTACCGGTTCACCGGCATGCAGCTGCTCGACCTGATCCCGAAAATCTACGACACCGAGCGCACCCTGCACGTGCTCGGCGAGGACGGGACCAAGCGCTGGATCAAGATCGACCCCGACTCGAAGCAGGCCGTCACCGAGCTCAAAAAGGAGACCGAAGAGGCGGCCGAGCTCGCGTTCAACCCGTCGATCGGCGAATACGACTGCATGGCCGATGTGGGCCCGAACTACGCCACCCAGCGGCAGGAAGCCTGGAACGCCATCACCATCATCCTGCAGCAGAATGCCCAGCTCGCCGGCATCATCGGCGATCTCCTGTTCAAGTTCGGCGACTTCCCGGGCGCGGACGAGATCATGGAGCGCCTCAAGCGCGAGATCCAGGCGACCAAGCCCTACCTCTTCTCCAAGGATGCCGACCCGGGCATGGTCGCGCTGCAGCAGCAGGTGCAGAAGCTCGGCGCCCTCAATGGCGAACTCATGCACAAGCTCGCCGAGATGCAGTTGACGCTACGCGGCAAGGACGAGAAGCGCGGCGTCGAGGCCTACAACGCCGAGACGAACCGCATCCACAAGCTCGGCGTCACCGCCAAGGACCTGGGCTACGACGTGCTCGCCCCGGCGATCCGGCAGGTGCTCTCGGAAATGCTCGGCCATCCGCTGACCGGCGAGGATCACGCCATCCAGGGCGCGATCGATCTCGATGCGCACATGCGCGAGGCGCCGCCGCCGGCCGACTCCGCGCCCGAGGGCGCCGCATGACCGATATCGTCGATGAACTGGCCATTATCGCCAAGGACGGCGGGCGCCTCTCGCCACGCGATTGTGCGCTGATCGCGCGCGCCGCCGCCGAGCTCGAGCATACGAGCGCGCTGCTGATCAAGACGCAGGCCGCGATGCTGGAAGCGCAGGCGAAGCAGCTTGCGACCGCGGAACGCTTGCTCGAGCAAAGGCGGCCAGCCCTCGCGCATTGGCACGGCACGTTCGTGTGGCCGGCCGGCAACTGGAGCATCCCATGCCGCTGATGGTCGACGGCGAGCTCCTGCAGGACGATGAAGTCCGCAAGCTCATGGCGCTGGTCGAAAACGACGCCAAGAAGGTCGCCGGCGAATTCCACGGCATGAAGCGTTCGGCCAAGTTCCGGGCGATGTGGCCGAACGAGTACGTGTTCGCCGAGCAGAACTGGAAGAATTTCGTGGTCGCGGTGCGGATGATGTACGCCGAGCGCCTCGCCGATCAGAAGACCAGGCCCGAAGAGGCCGAGACAATGTTCCGGGCGCTCTGCGTCCAGGCGATGATGGGCGCGGGACCGAACGCGCCGGCGCCGATCCAGTCGCTGCCGAACACGGAGAATTTCGTCGGCGACAAGACCGAGAACAAGGTCATCGACGAAAGCTTCGGCGTCGGCCAGGGGCCGGGCAGCCTCAAGTCGCGCATGCTGCGCACGGCCGGGCGTCGGCTGAATTAGGAGAATGTCGCATGGCAGAAGAGCCGTTGGTCCCTGAGGTGACACATGCTCCGGAGCCGCCCGTCGAGCCGGCGGTGACACCGCCTGCACCGGTCGCCGCCGACCCGCCTGCGCCCGCGCCCGAACCGCCTGCGCCGCCCGCGGCGGTCGATCCGGCCGCGCCGCGCGAGCACGGCAACAAGGGCCGCCAGCCCTGGTATCTCACCCGCATCAGCGAGGCCGAGCACGCCAAGCGGCAGGCGAACGAGGCGCGCGAGGCGGAGAAGCGCCGCGCCGATGCGGCGGAGGAAATGCTCGCCCGCCTGCAGCGCGGCGAGCAGCCGACCGGGACGCAGCCGCCGGCCCCGCAGCGCCAGCCCGGCCAGTCGCAAGAGGAATTCCAGCGCGAGGTGAAGGCGGAGGCGCAGCGCCAGCGCATCTTCGAGGACACGGTCGCGGTGCGCGATGCCGGCCTGGAGAAATTCCCCGACTTCAACGAAACGCTCAATGTCCTCACCGCGATCGGGCTCACCCGCGACGACGTCGTCGCGGACCTGATCGCGGTCGACAAGGCCAATGCGCACGCGATCCTCGACAAGCTCGCCAAGGATCAGGACAAGGCGGCCGCGATCGCGGCCATGAGCCCGGCGCGCCGAATCGCCGAATTCACGAGGATGTCGATGGCCGAGACCGAGAAGCCTGCGCCGCAGCCCGCACCCGCACCGAAGCCTGCCGCACCCAGCAAAGCGCCGCCGCCGCCGCCCAAGCTCGCGCCGGTCGCGGAGCGCCCGGAAGGCGAGGACTTCAGCGACGATCGCTCCGACGAGGAATGGTCGGCGGCATGGGATCGCAAGTTCCTGAAGCGCGCCTGATCGTCTCGATTTCCTGATCTTCACATTTTGATTTCGTCCCGGCGCAAGCCGGTGGCGGCATTAGCCGCATCACGTATCCGCAGCTCGTGACTGCGTCGACTGGCAAAGCGCCCCGCCCGGAACGGTCACCCGGTGGCGATCGCCTGATCGCATCCCGCCTCTCTCGGCCTCGGGACCCGAGCGAACCCGCGACTTCGGTCGCCTCCCCAAAATTCAGCGCCCTTCGAGGTGGCGCGAACCTGACGGGTCCCTCCTATGGGCAATTCGCTTCTCACCCCGAGCATGATCACGCGCTATGCGATCAAGCTCTTCCTCAATACGAACTACTTCATCCAGAACATCTCGCGCCAGTACGACAACCAATTCGGTGAGGAAGGCGCGAAGATCGGCGCGCAGCTGCGCATTCGCCTGCCCAACGACTACACCGTCACCGACGGCCCGGGCATCGCGCTGCAGGACACTTCCGAGCAGCAGGTGGTGCTGACCGTCGCGACGCAGCGCCATGTCGACGTCGCCTTCACGACCGCCGAGCGCACCCTCTCCCTCGACGACTACGCCGAGCGCATCATGCTCCCGCGCGTCAACGTGCTCACCGGCAACGTCGCGCAGACCATCATGCTGGGCTCCGAAGGCGGCGTGTGCAACGCGACCGCGAATGTGGACGCCAACAACAACATCCTCGCCGTGACCGAGACGCCGTTCGTGATCGGTGGCGCGGTGCTCGACGACAACTCGGCGCCGATGATGCCGGGCCGCAAGGTCGTCAACGACCCCCACACCGACGCCAAGACCATGGTCGCGCTGCGCGGGCTGCTCAATCCCGTGACCGAGATCAGCGCCCAGTTCCGCTCCGGCGGGATGCGCAACGGTCTCGGCTTCGAGAAGTGGTTCCGCGACCAGACCGTGATCAAGCACACCACGGGCTCGCTGGTGAACGGCACCGTGAACGGCGCCGGCCAGACCGGCACGCTTCTCAACGTCAACGCGCTCGGCGGCACCATCAACCAGGGCGACGTCTTCTCGATCGCCGGCGTCTTCGCCGTCAACCGCGTCACCAAGGCCTCGACCGGGCAGCTGCGCCAGTTCGTGGCCACGGCCAACGTCGCCGCGAACGCGACGCAGATCCCGATCTATCCGGCGCTGATCCCGCCGGCGTCCGCCGTGCCCTACGCCTCGCTGCCATACACCCCGCAGCAGTACCAGACCGTGACGGCGAGCCCGGCGAACAATGCGACCATCACGCCGTTCGCCAACGCGAGCGTGACCTATCGCAAGTCGATCGCGTATGCGCCCGACGCGATCACCATGGTGGTCGCCCCGCTGTGGATGCCGCCCGGCGGCCGCGGCGTCATCGAGGCGACGCGCCATACCATGGACAACGTCTCGATGCGCTCGCTCGTCTGCTACGAGCCCGGCACCGATCAGCCGGTCGACCGGCTCGATGTCCTCTTCGGCTACTACTACGTCCGCCCGGAATGGGCGAACCAGGTCTGCGACAGCCTGTAAGCGGCTGACGCCTGACGCAATCGCGGCGGCGCCCGCACCAGCGCCGCCGCGACCCGCCGAAATCTAGAAAAAATCTAGGAGCCTGCCCATGTCGCTTTTCCGCGACCCGCTCACCCATCACCTCATCGGAATTGAGCAAGCGCCTGCGCAGGCGTCCAAAACCGACGTCGAATTCCCGAAATGGGTGGTTCCGCACCCGAGCCATGTGGTCGACACGAGCGGCCACATCTCGGTTGCCGATTTCGCCCACCATATCGATCGAGCCGGCAAGGTGACCGTGCTGGTCAAGGATGCCGGCGAGGAAGCCGAGGCCTTGGCAGAGAAGTCCGACAAGCCGCGGCTGCGCGTCGTGCCCGATGCGCCGGAGGATGTCTCGGCCGGCAAGCCGCTCTCGCCGCTCTGGCCCGCACCCGCGACCGAGCCGGCCGAGATCGACCCGATCGAGGCCAATCACGCGGCGGCGCTCAAGAATGTCGAGCAGTTCGTCACCGATCAGCACCAGCACGATCGCCATGCGGCGCCCGCGCTGGTCGCGGCGACCGGTGCGCTGCCGAACCCCGACGGCAAGGTGCTGGCGATTAATCCCGAGACGCCGCCAGCTCCGGAGCCGACCGGCGCCGAGGACGACGACATTTTCTACTGAGCGCGCTCGCGCGCGCCTTCCGACACCAACGCCACGGAGCACCCATGACCATCGAATATCTCGATCCCGAGATCGCCAATGAGGGCCAGCGCGCCGACATGATGCCGGGCGTGGTCGACGACGACGGCGCCTTCCAGCCGATGGTGGAGAAGCCGCATATCCCGACCTATGAGGGTATCAAGTCGATCAAGCACCTCTTCCCGCAGTTCTCCAACGTGCCCTATCGGCACAAGGCGTTCCCGGCGATCTTCTATCACGCGACCGAGAAGCCGCGCCTGGTGCGCACGCCGGAGGCCGCGGCCGCGCTCGGCGTCACCTGGAACAAGGGCGAGCATCGCTTCGACTGCGCCGGCGAATGGAAGGCAAAGCCGGTCGTTGCGCCCAAGCCCGCGCATGACGGCCCGGGCAAGAGCCTGATGGAGGCGCAGCAGACGCGCGCGCAGGGCCAGTCCGAGCTGATCGGCGCCGTCGTCGCCGCCGTGATCGCGCAGATGAAGAACGCGCCGGCCGCCGCACCAACCGCGGCCGCGCAAATCGCAGCCGATCCGGACTATGCGGAATTCCTTGCCTTCAAGGCGTGGAAGAACGGCGAGCGCGCCCCAATTGCAGCTGCGACCATGGACGTCGCGCCGGCGGTGCAGCTCGCATCCGACAACCCGAACAAGCTCACCGAGGCGGAAGAGCGCGAGGTCCTGCTCGAGGCCGCAGCCGAGCGCGACATTCCGGTTGACGATGCGTGGAGCCTCGATCGCATCAAGGAAGCGCTCGACGAAGTGGCGTGATCGCCACGCGCCTTTGAGATCGGACCGGCACCATGGCCATCAACGCCCAAGCGCTGCCGGTCCCGACCGTGCAGGACATCATCACCGATGCCCTGATCGACGCCGGCGTCGAGGGCGTCGACGAAATGATCGAGCAGCCGGTCCTCAACCGGTCGTTCAAACAGGCGAATTACCTGCTCGCCGAATGGCAGGTGCAGCGTTACATGGTCTACCACCTGGTGGACTATGCCTTCGTGTCGACGGGCGCGCAGAGCTATACGGTCGGCGTCGGCGGGAATTTCAACGTCAATCCGCGCCCGGATCGCCTGGAAAGCGCGTTTCTGCGCCAGCTGCAGCCGAGCGGCGGGGCAGGAAGCCAGGTCGATTACCCGCTGGAGATCCTGCCCGCGCGCGAGGACTACAACCGCATCGTGCTGAAGACGCTCGGCACCTTCGCCAACAGCATCTTCTATGACAGCGGCTGGCCGAACGGCCTGCTCTATCCCTGGCCGATCCCGCAGGCGTCGATCTACGAGATACATGCGACGTTCAAGGAGACGCTGCCGCAATTCGTGAACTTGCAGGACAAGGTCAACCTGCCGCCGCTCTATCACGCGGCCCTGCAATGGAACCTGGCCGAGCGCTACCGGGCGACCAACCAGCTCCCCGAGGATCCCAAGATCAGCTCGGTCGCCAAGCGCACGCGCAACGCGATCCGATTGGGCAATGTGCAGGTGCCGCTGCTCACCATGCCGCGGGCGCTCCGCCGGCAAGGCAATGCCGCCTACAACTACAAATCCGACACGCCATAGGAGAGAGAGATGAAGCTTCTTCGCGCCGCCCGCGCCGCGGGCGCGGCCTTTGCGCTCGTGCTCGTCGGCATGATCGCTCACGCCTCGGTCGGCACGCAGCCGGGCAGCGGTATGGGCCTGGTCGACGGCGTGTGGCTCAACGGCCTCGCCGGCGGCCAGAACTATGCCTACCAGTACGGCATCACGGCGCATGCCGGCGGCACGCAGGCCGCTTGTCTCTCGATCACGCCCGGCGCCTACCTCTACGAGGTCGACACGGTCGCGAGCGGCAATGACAGCATCTGCATCCCCTACGCGCAGGCCGGCATGAACTTCAGCCTGCGCAATGCCGGCGCCAGCACGCTCGCGATCTACGCGCAGGCAGGCACCAACCTGGTCACCGGCTCGACCGATCAGATCAACGGCTCGAGCAATTCGACCTCGTACACGCTCTCGACACAGAACAGCGTCGAATGTTTCGTGGCGAAGCCCGGGTCGTGGTCCTGCGTCCACGGTAACTGACGCCTCGACATGCGCCGCACGCTCTTCGGCTGGCAGGTCCCGGGCGGATATTGCCTCTCCAAGGTCCCGCCCGACCTGCCGCAGCTGCCGCGCGATGTCCATCCAACGATCGATGCGGCCGAGGGCGCGGCGATGAAGCGTAAAGCCGTCGTCGTCTGGTGCGGGCCGGCGCTCGCCGAGAAAGCCCGGCTCGAGGCCGCGTAAGCCATGGTCGGCATCCCCCTTACCAGCGGCGCCTATTCGGCGCAGGGCTACATTGCCAATGCCCAGCGCTGCGTGAACCTCTATCCGGAGCGCAACCCGCCGGAGACGAAGCCGGTCACGCCGTTCACGCTCTATCCGCGCCCAGGCCTGCGCTCGCTCGCGCTGTGCCCGGCGCCGGGGCCTGGCCGCTGCCTCTATCGCTCGACCCGTGGCGGATACGACCCCAACGGCGATCTCTTCGCCGTCGTCGGCGTCAACGTCTACGCGATCGATCCGGACTGGAACTTCCATCTGCTGGGGCAGATGCGAAATCCGCTGCGCACGCCGGTATCCATGGCGGATAACGGCACGGCCATCATCGTGGTCGACGGCAGCACCTCGGGAAACCAGATCGTGATTGCGGCCGCGGGTGCTGCCTATTCGGCGGCATCATTCACCGAGATCGGCGATCCGAACTTCCTCGGCTCGACGCGCGCCGACTTCCTCGACACGTTCATTCTGCTCAACAAGCCCGGCACCAACCAGTGGTACTGCACGCTGCAGGGCCAGATCGCCTTCAACGGGCTCTATGTCGGGGTCAAGACGGCGTGGCCCGACAACATTCTCTGTGTGGTCGCGATCGAGCGCGAAGCCTGGGTGTTCGGCTCGCAGAAGAACGAGCCCTGGTACAACGCCGGCGCCGTGCCGTTCCCGTTCCAGCTCCTGCCCGGCGTCATCATCGAGCAAGGCTGCGTCGCCGCCTATTCGCCAGCGAAGATGGATACCAACGTCTTCTGGCTCTCGCAGAGCCCGGAAGGCGCCCGCATGGTGATGCGCGGCAACAACCAGAACGTCGCGCAGCGCATCTCGACGCATGCGATCGAGGCCGAGTTCAAGAAATATGCCCGCGTCGATGACGCGATCGGCTCGGTCTACCAGATCGCCGGACACTCGTTTTACAAGCTGCATTTCCCGACCGCCGATAAGACCTGGGGCTTCGACCAGGCGACCGAGCAGTGGCACGAGGACGCCTGGATCGACAACAATGGCGTCCTGCATCGCGCCCGCAACACGTTCATGGCCTATGCCTACGGCAAGAACGTCGGGCTCGATTGGGCGACGGGACAGCTCTACGAGGTGACGGCGGACGCGTTGACCGATGCCGGCCAGCCGATCCCGTGGATCAGGTCGTTCCCGCACGCGCTCGAGGAACTCAAGCAGGTGAGCCATGCGGCGTTCGTCGCCGATGTGCAGACTGGCACCGATCCGGGCACGGGCGAGGTCGTGCAGTTTCGCACGCCTTGGAACGCGGGCTTCAGCCAGGGGTTTGGCCCGCTGACGCAGGTCGCGTCGCCCGTCGTCTACATGCGCATGTCGCGCGATGGCGGCAACACATTCGGCAATGCCCGCGCCAAGGGCCGGCTGAGCGCCGGCCGATATCGCTCGCTCCTGCGCTGGCGCAACAATGGGATCGCGCGCGACGCGGTGTTCGAGCTTTCGTCCACCGCCGAAATGTCGAATGCGCTCAACGGCGCTTTCATCGATCCCGTGGTCGGGAACGCATAGATGGGTTTCCCCGGCCTGCAGGCGTTTCAGCAGAATTTCCCGGCGCCGCAGACGTCGATCATCGGGCCGAATGGCACGTTCACGACGGACGGCCGCTATCTCCTGCTGGCGCTGTGGAACAGGACCGGCGGCGCATCGGGCGCGCCTTCGGTCGGCGTCGGACTTGTGGTGCAGGCAGGCACGTCGTTTCCGATCGTCAATGATTGGAGCGAGTTCGACACGGTGCCCAACGGCGGTTCGGTGATCATTCCTGGGCTCAAGGTCGGCGCGAGTGCCGTGATCTTCAACGGCGGCGCCAACGCGCTTTCGGTGCTGCCGCAGCCCGGATCGCGGATCGACGCACTCGCGGTCGGCGCCGGCTACCCGCTCGCTGCCGGCAAGACCCAGATATTCAGCGCCTGGTCGCCCACCCAACTGCGCTCGCTGCAGCTCGGATGATCGAGATGGACGAGACCGCCGCCGCCCCGCAGCTCACGCCGCCGGAAGCGCTCACCGCGCGCGATGCGGTCGCGGCCTTCGAGGCGCAATTGCGCGGCTATCCGCAGCTCACGCTCACGGTCCGCCATTGGTTTGCGCCCGGCATCTATGCGCGTGAACTCATGATCCCGGCCGGGACGCTGCTGACCGGCAAAATCCACAAAGCTGCGCACCTTTGCATCATGTCGGCCGGCGACATGGAGGTGCTGACCGAGGGCGGAATCGTCCGGGTCAAGGCGCCGTTCACGCTCGTCTCTCCGCCCGGCACCAAGCGCATCGCGCTCGCCCATGCCGATACGGTGTGGACCACGATCCATCCGAGCACCGAGACCGACCTCGACAAACTCGAGGCGGAGCTCATCGCCGAGTCGGAAGACGATTATCAGGCCTTCCTTCTGGCCCAGCAGGCACCAAAATGTCTTTCGTAGCGGTCGCCATCGCGGGATCCGCCGCCGCCGGGCTCGGTGGCGCCTATCTGACGTCGCAGGCTGCAAAAAACGCATCCAATGCACAGGTACAGCAGGGCGAGGCGGCGCTCGCGCAGCAGAACGCGTTGTTTCAGCAGGGCGTCGGCATGGTGCAGCCCTATATCGACCGCGGCAACACAGCTGGCGCGACGCTCTCGAGCCTGCTCACGCCGGGCCCGAACCAGACGGCGACGCTCTCGCAGATCCCGGGCTTCACCTTCGCCCAGGACTGGGGGCAGAAGGCGGTGCAGAACATCGGCACCGTCAATGGGCTCGGCGGCAATACGCTGACCGCGGGCGCGAACTTCGCGACCGGGCAGGCACAGCAGGGCTTCGGCACGCTGGCGCAGCTCCTGCTCGGGCTCACCCAGACCGGCGGCAATGCGGCATCGAGCGCCTTCGGCAACGCGACGCAGACCGGCGCCAACATGGCGAGCACGCTCACCGGCATCGGCAACGCGCAGGCCGCAGGCACGCTCGGATCGGCGAATGCGCTCGCCGGCGGGCTCACGAACGCCGGCAATGCCGGCCTCAATGGGCTCTTGTTGAGCAAGCTCTTGCCGGGCGGGAATGCCAACCCTAACCCGGGCATCTATTCCGGCGGCGCCGGCGAGGGCAACACGCTCAGCACGTATAGCAATGGCGTGGTTGGACCATGAACCCGCTCCAGACCTCGGGCCCGCCGGCCGCGCCACTGCCGAATGCGCCACTCGCGCCCTCGCCCGGCGCATCCCCGCAGGCGACCTCCGCGCCCGCGCCAGGCGCTACGGCCCCCGCCGCGATGCCGCCGCCGCCCACGCACGCCCAGACGGTCGCGACGCTGCGCCATCTCCACATGGTCAACGCCGCCTTCGCGCCGATCCTCCAGGACCGCGATCTCGGCAAGACCGACCAGAAATCCTCCATCATCGACGCCGTGGTCCATCTCGTTGCCGAGCGCGTCGTGCCGCAGGCCTCCGCCGTCATGCTTCTCAGCCAAGTACCGACCGACCCGCTCGAGCAGCGCAAATGGCTGCAGAATTTCTATGACGGCAATGAGCGCGCGGCCGTGACCGTGCTTGAGCACCACGCCGCCGGCGGACCGCAGACGCTCGACTGGCAGGCTGATCAGGCAAGCTTCACGCCCTATGACCGCAACGCTCACATGAAGACGATGGATGGCGTCGTGGCGAATTACCGAGGCCGCCGTGGCTGATCTCTCCGCACTCTATCCGGCGCCCCCGCAGAACAACGGCCTGCTGTCCGATCCGGCGCGGATCATCGGCACGATCGGCGCGCTCAACCAGAATGCGCTGTTTCAGCAGGAATTTGCCGCGAGGAAGGCGATCGGGCAGGCCTATCAGGATGCGATCCGGCCCGACGGCAATATCGACACGAACGTGCTGATGAACGGCCCGCGCGGGATCAAGAACAATCCCGATGCGGGGTTTCTGGCGGGCGAGGCCTCGGCCGGCGCGCTCGCGCGCACGCACCAGATGATCGCCAATACGCTTGCGGCGACCGAGCTCGGGGCAAAGCAGCAGGATTACGTGACGAACTTCATCGGCTCGACCGCGACCAATCCGAACGCGCGGGCCGGCGACATCGTCAACGGCCTGGTCGCGCTCAAGCGCAATATCCCCTCGCTCTCGGCGCCGATGATCAACGGCTGGATCAAGAAGTTCTCGACGATCGACGATACAACGCCGCAGGGGCAGGCGGACTTGCAGGCGAGCAAGAACCTGCTGCGCGATTGGGCGATCGGGCCGGCGGCGCTTGCGCAGCGCGTTCCCGGGCCGCCGCAGCCCGGCACGGGCGCGCCGACGACGATCCCGCTCGGCACCGCCAATGATACGGGCGGCGGACCTGCAGCGCCTGGCGCGCCTCCGGCGGCGCCCGGCACCATCGTGGGCAACCGCCCGGGTCTTTCCGAGGCTGCCGTCATCAATGCGACGCAGGGCGCGAACCTCGCAGGCGCGCTCACGGCCGCGAATGACACCTCGCCGGCCCGCAAGGCGATCTTGGGCAACCTCGAAAACACGCTCTCCGGCGCGCATGCGTTTGAGCCCGGGCCCGGCGCCGACTTCTCCAAAGTCGCCAAGGCCTTCATCAACCGCAACGTGCCGTTGCCGCCGGGCTGGAAGTTCGATCCGAAGTCGATCGCGAGCCAGGAGGAATTCGCCAAGCAGGCCTACCAGCTCGCGCAATCCCAGTTCCAGGCGATCGGTGGCACCGGCACGGACGCAAAGCTCGACTCCGCGATGAGCACGAGCCCGAACGAATTGCTTTCGCTGCTCGGCAACCAAGGCATTATCCGCCTGCTCAAGGGCAACGAGGACGCGATCCAGGCCAAGAACCGCGCGTGGCGGCAATGGGTGCGCGCCGGCAATGGCGCCGACAGCTACGCCGACTTTTCCGAGGACTTCAATTCGCACTTCGATCCGCGCGCCTTCCAGTTCAAGTATCTCAAGCCGGCGGAGCGTCAGCAGTACATCGAGCACATGGATCCCGCCGACCGGCAGCGATTCGTGACCAATCTCACCGACGCGCATAAGCGCGGCTGGATCAAGTTCGAGGGCGAGTAGATGGCTGACACGGTCACGCCGACCCCGCCGTCGCAGGATCAGATCAACGACGTCCTCGCCCGCTATGGCGTCGGGCCCGGTCCCTCGACCGTGGTGGCGCCGGCCTCGAGCGATGACGCCGCGCAGGTGCTGCAGCGCTACGGCGTCACGCTCAATCCGAAGGCGCCCGTTGCGCCGACGGCGGACAGCGACGCCGCCGCGCGCGGGCTCGTGGTGCCTGGCACCAACGATGATCTCGCCAAGGTCAAACCGGGCAGCAAATTCAAGTTCGAGGCGGGGGAGTATTTCACTCCGCAGGAGGTCAAAAGCGGCCTCAACCGCGGCATTGGCTCTCAGTTCGTCAATGGCATTCCGATCGTCGGGCCGGCCTTCAATGCGCTCACCGCCGAGATCAATCCCGGGGCGCCGACGTTCGGCCAGCGCTTCTATGATCAGCAGGCGGCGGATCGTGCATACGCGGCGCTGCACCCGGCGCTTTCGACCGGCGCGAATGTCGCCGGCAGCCTCGTCGGTTATGGCGGCATCGCGCGAGCCGCGCCGGCGCTTCTCGGGCTCTCGGGCCCGACGACGGGCGCGCGCATCTACCAAGGCATTGCGGGCGGCGGCGGCCTCAACGCGCTCGACGCCATCCTGCGCGGCGAGAATCCGATCCCTGCCGCGACGATTGGCGCGGTGAGCGGCGGCATTGCGCCGGCGGCGGGGGCGGTCAGCGAGGGCGCCGCCAATGCGGCGGCACGCCTCGCCTGGCCGCGCCCGAACGCGCTCGCCGGCGTTCCGCGTTCCGGCATCAACGTGCTGACCAATGCACTCGCGGGCGAGACGCCGTCCTCGATCGCGGCCGCGGTCGATCGCATGGGGCCGGCCGGCGTCTTCGCCGACCTCAACCCGCGCACCACCGATATCGCCGGTGCCATCTCCGACCTGCCGATCGCGGAGCGCACCGCGATCCAGAATGCCTATCGCGCGCGCGCCGCCGCGGCGCCCCAGCGCGTCGATGCGGCGCTCACCAAGGCGACGGGCGTCCCGGGCGGTATCAACGTCGTGCAATATGCCGATTGGCTCGATCAGCAGCGCTCGGCTGCCGCGGGACCGCTCTACGATCAGTTCCGCAGTATGAGCGTGCAGCCGACGCCAAAACTGACCCAGGATATCATTCCGCGACTGGAGAAAGCTGGCGCGTTCGAGCGTGCCGAGTACCTCGCCGGCATCACGGGTCAGAAGATCGATCGCGCCAATATGACGCCTGCGCAATACGATCTCGTCAAGCAGGGCCTCGATAGCAAGATCGACCAGGCATACGCCAATGGCGACAAGACGGTCGGCTCGAAACTCGTGGCATTGAAAAACGATCTCATCGACGAGATCGGCCAAACCAATGCCGGCCAGGTCTGGAATAAGGCGCGTCAAACTTTCGCTGATCGCAGCAACGTCATCGATCAGCTCGAGGCCGGCTACAACACCCCGCTTGGCGGCCGCTCGGCGCAGAGCGTCGACGAGTTCGAGCAGGAGTGGAACGGCCTTTCCCGTCCCGAGCAGATCGCCCGCACCATGGGCTGGCGCAAGATGATTGCGGAGACAATGGGCGAGCCCGGCAATGCAGCCAGCATCACCCGCGGCAAGCTGCTCTCGCCGAACAACCAGGCGAAGATGCGCATCATGTTCGGCGACCAGAAAGCCGATGAGCTGATCGGCACGCTGCAGCAGGAAAAGGACTTCGCCGACCGCCTGCCGGCCGTGATCCCCAACTGGAATACGGGCGCGAGCGCGCAGACGCGCGCGGAACGCATGCAGATGTTCGCGCCGCCGACCAATGCGCTCTCGTCCTGGACGCCGGGTCTCGACCTGACCAACCCGCTGCACGTCGTTCCGTCGGCGCTGCGGCCCGGGACGGTGGCGCAGGATTTCGCGATGGCGCGCGCCGGCCGTGTGCCGCCATCGCTGGTGCCGATCCTGCTCACCCCGCAAGCGCAGGTGCCCGACGTGGCCGACGCGATCATGTCGGAAGGCAATCGTCTCGCGAAGACGTCTAGCCTCGTCAGGAACTATGTGGCGCGTCCGGCACAGTTCGCCATCGCCGGCCCGGGCCAGGCCGAGTACCGTCGGCGCTACGAGCTCGCGCAGCCTCTGCAGCCGCCCACTGGCCCGTAAACCGGCGCCAGGCGGCGCAGCGCGCCCCGATCGTCCCTTCATTCCACTGCGGGTCGCTCGCCTGGAAATGCAGCCACGCGGCGTGCTCGCGCCGCCAATCGAGATAGCCGCGGATCACGCTTCGCCCGAAGTGCCGCTGCAGCCCGCGATACGCGCCGCAAATCACCGAGATGCCGATGCCGATCCAGAAATCGACGCCGAAGAGGTGGACGAACTGCATGGCTGTCCTCGCGACCGCCATCCTATTCGCCTGCGCGCTCATTGGCCATGCCCATGCGGCCGCCACCCTTCTCCCCCCGGGGGAAAACTGCTTCCAGGCGACCACCGGCATCAACGGCATGGTCGGCACGCTCGGCACCATCACGGGCGGCACGGGCGGCACCAACGGCACCTATTCGGGCGTGGCGCTCACCGGCGGGTCCGGGAGCGGCGCGACCGCCAATATCACGGTATCGGGCGGCGCCGTCACGGCGATCGCGATCCTCTCCCCCGGCACGCAATACGTGGTCGGCGACACGCTTTCGGCCGCCTCCGGCTCAATCGGCAACGTCACCGGCTTCTCGGTCCCGGTCGCCTCGGTCGCGATCAATTCCTCGCTCGCCGGCGGATCCGTCTATTTCTACATCCCGAACACGACCACGTTCAAACAGACCTGGTCGAACGCGACCCAGACGGTCCTCAACCCGAATCCGGTCATCCTCGATCAGAACGGCTGCGCCGTCATCTACGGCACCGGCACCTATCGGCAGGTCCTCAAGGATCAGCTCGGCAACACGGTCTGGGATCAGACCACGACCGACACGAGCGCCACCAACAGCACATTTTGGGCGGGGCTCGCCGGCGGGACGCCGAACGTCATCACGGTCGTCGACCCGGGCTTCAATGCGACCGACGGATCGATCGTCAATTTCACGGCGCTCGCGACCAATACGTCGGCCGCGACGCTCAACCCGTCGAGCTTCGGCGCGATCCCGATCCTCAAGGATACGACGGCCGGCCCGGTCGCGCTGACCGGCGGCGAGATCGTCCAGAGCAATCCGATCTCGGCCATCTTCCGCGCGACCGACAATGCGTTTCATCTGCTCAATACCGTCATCGCCTCGGCGAGCGGCACGACGGCGCCGCTCTGCGGCGCGACCAATCTCACCATCGGCAATAACGGGGCCAACCCGAACTCCATTCTGAGCATCCTCGCCGACCAGGTGGTGATGCAGACGACGGCCGGCATCACGGTCAATCGCTCGAACGTCACGCTCGGGCTGATCAACATCACCACCGGCAACTCGGTCGCGACCGCGAACGGCATGGATGGGGAGGCCCCCGGCACGAGCGGCTGGCTCTACATCTGGGCGATCGACAACGGCGGCGGCGCGGCCGGCCTCGTGTCCACCGCATCGGGCAACGGCCTCAATCCGACGCTGCCGAGCGGCTACACCTACAAGTGCCGCTTGGGCGCGATGCGGGTCGATGGCAGCGGAAATCTGCTGCGCACGCTCCAGCACGGCAACGTCGCGCAATATCAGGTGACCGGGGGCGGCACGCTGCCGCTCATCACCAATGCGTTCGGCACTTATTGGACTGGACAACCGATCTCGTCTTTCGTGCCGCCGACCGCGGCGGCGATCAATACCGCGTTCCGCGCCGTCCTCTCGGCCAACTTTGGAGGCACCGCAACGGAGGCAGCAGCGGTCGCGCCGAATGGCGGCTACGGCGCCGCCCCATCAAGTGCGCCGTGTGCACAATCGCTCAACAATGGTGCATCAGGCGCAATCGCTACCGACAACACGATGATCTGCAGCTTCGTGCTCGAAAGCACGAACCTCTTCACCGGCAACACATCGGCTTCGGCGGCCACCCTGAGCGCGCTCGGCTGGCGGGATGCTGTCAATGCGAATTGAACGCGCCATTCGCGCCATCGCGGCGCTGCTGCTGCTCGTCTCGGCCGCCATCGCGCAGCAGCCTTATAGCAAATCAGCGCTCACGTCGCAGATCGGGCAGGATTTCCCTGACCAGAATGCCGGCGCGATCACGCCCGCCATCCTGCGCGGCTTCCTCACCAACGCGGTCAATTCCTCGCAGCAATACGCCGGCGTCAACGCGCAGGTCGGCACCAGCTACACGGTGCAGGCGAGCGACTACGGCCAGCTCATCACCTTCAACAATGCCGGCGCGGTCGCGGTCACCTTGCCGCAGACGGTCGCGGGAACGTTCACGTTCTACCCATTCAGCTTCTATGTGAGGAACCTCGGCGCCGGCACGGTGACGATCACGCCGCAGAACGGCTCGACCATCAACGGCGCCGCGAGCCTCGCGATCACGCAAGGCGTCAATGCCATCGTGATCTCGGATGGCGCCAATTACCAGGTGTTCGGCGCACAGGGCTTCTCGCCGGGCGGCTCCGGGATCATCATCAACGGCGGCAGCGCCTATCTCAATTCCTCGGTGCCCTATCTCGGCACGGGGAGCTGCAATGGCTGCGGCCCGCTGGCGATGGAGAGCGCCGGCCCCGGCGCCTTCTGGCACGAGACCGACCAAAACCCCTACGAGACCGGGACCGCGCAGGCCGGCACGTCCACCACGATCACGCTCGCGTCGCGCTCGTGCACGCCCGTCAATGGCATCACCGCCATGGGCTGCGGGGCCGGCGACTACGTGTCGTCGGTCCTCACCATCACGGGCGGCACCGGGCTCGGGCAGAAGTTCCAGGTTTCGGCGGTATCGCCGGGCACCAGCCCGGTTCTCACGATCTCGGGCACGTTCTCGCCGGCGCCGGACTCGACCAGCGTCTATGCGCTCGGCCGCATCGACTACGGTTGGTGGCGTCTCATCTGCGACGGCAATGCCTGCTACTTCGAGGACTGGGAGGCCTGCAACCCGCTCACGGCCACCTTCCCGGCCAATCTCGAGGATTGCCAGGACGAGTTCTGGCGGGTCATGCGCGTGCCGACGAACACGCCGCTCGCCGCCAACCACATCATCGGGTTCAACTATCCGATCTATGGCAACGGCAACCGCGACTGGCACATCGGCGCCAACTGGGCGGACCCACACCAGCCACAGACCGCACGTAACCTCGATTTCGACGCGCTCAACACGTCGACCAATCAGATGGTCACGGCGATGCAGCTCGTGCCCAACGGCGCGAACCCGCAGATCATCGTCTCTTCCGTATCGCCGTTCTGTTTCGTCAGCTGCTCGGGCACGAACAATCTCGGCGCGCTCGCCAACAATTCGTTCGTCGGAAACGTCTCGGGCAGCACCGGCCCTGCGATCGGCGTGCCCAAGCAGGCTGCCTTCGACGGCATGGCGCCGGCGCCCACGCGGGCAGGCGACATCATCTATTGGAATGGCACGCACTGGGTAAATTTCGCCGGCAACAATTCCGGGACGAGCTGCCTCAGCGAGACCTCATCCGGGGTGCCCGGATGGTCGGCCTGCTCGGGCGGCAGCGGGACGCCGGGCGGATCGAATACGCAGCTGCAATACAATTCGTCCGGCGTGTTCGGTGGCATCACGGGCGTCACCAGCAACGGCACCAATGTCACGATCGCGTCGGGCGATCTCCTGCTCGGCGGCGCGACGTCGGGCACGACCACGCTCAACGCGAGCGGCACCGCCTCGGGCACCGCAACGCTGCCGGCGAACACTGGCACGATCGCCGAGCTGAACCTTGCCCAGACTTGGTCGGCGCCGCAGACCTTCAACAACAACGACCTGCTACTTGCCGGCTCATCGTCCGGCACGACCACGCTCAACGCGAGCGCGACGGCATCGGGCACCGCAACGCTGCCGGCGAACAGCGGCACGGTTGCTGAGGTCAACTTCGCCCAGACTTGGTCCGCGGCGCAGACGTTCAACAATAACGATCTCCTGCTGGCGGGGTCTTCGTCCGGCACGACCACGCTCAATGCCAGCTCGATCGCCTCGGGCACGCTCACGCTGCCGGCCGCGACCGATACGCTCATCGCGCGCGCGACGATCGACACGCTCACCAACAAGACCTACGACACCGCCGGCACCGGCAATTCGTTCAAGATCAACGGCACCTCGATCGCGGCCGTCACCGGCACCGGATCGGTCGTGCTCGCGACCTCGCCGACGATCAGTGGTGCGACGCTCTCCGGCACCACGAACGCGAGCGGCACGTTCCAGATCGGCGGCTTCACGATCGGGGCCACCTCGGCGACATCGATCGGCGCCGGCCAGTACCAGGGCACGGCGACCAACGACAACGCGACCGCCGGCAACATCGGTGAATTCACCTCGACCATCACGCAAAAGACGAGCGCGACGGTCACGATCAGCAATGCGTCGCCGGGCATCATCTCGTGGACCGCGCACGGGCTCGGCGTCGCGTCGTCGGTGAGCTTCACCACGACCGGCTCCCTGCCGACCGGCTTGAGCCCATCGACCAATTACTATGTCTGCTCCGGCTCGACTTATCAGACCAACAGCTTCGCGGTCGCGACCAGCCCCGCCAATGCGCTCGCCGGCACGTGCATCAATACCTCTTCGGCGGGATCCGGCACCCAGACCGGCACGGCGGGCGCGATCCTTACCGCAGGCAATCCGGACAGCGTGTCGGCCATCAGCCTCACGGCCGGCGACTGGCAGGTCTGTGCGGGAGCCGCATACACGGGCGGCGCGACCACGACCGCGACCTATATCGAGGCGGGTCTTTCGACCACAACCAATACGCTCGACACGACGCCCGGCCGGTTCGTGATCATTCCCGCGTTCAACTCGACGCCCTTCTCACAGGCCGATGTCGGCCTGTTCGTATGCGATCGCTTCAGCCTGTCCGGTACGACCACGATCTTCCAGATCGCGCAGTCCTCGTTCGGGACGAGCACGATGAGCGCCTACGGTAAGCTTTGGGCAAGGCGGATGCGGTAAGGAGCTGGTCGATGCGCCATATTGCTTTGATCCTCATGCTCGCTCTCGCCGCAGCCGCCCGGGCCGATGACCTCGACCATGCGGCGCAGGTCTGCGGCGAGCATCAGACGCGCGTCGTGACACAGGGCCCGCAACACGTGCCGCTGATCGATTACGGCCAGGGCTTCGAAAACTGCACCGCCGTCATCCAGAAGTGGCGCGAGCGCCAAACCAGCCGGTCGGCGAAGGACAAGGCCGACCAGGACCTCATCAACAGGATGGCCAAATGAAACGCGCTCTTCTGCTCTCAGTGCTCGTCTTCGCCGGATCCGCGCATGCCGTCGAGCTCAAGCTCGATCAGAGCTGGATCCCGAAGCTTGGGCAGTTGTGTCAGGCGGCCACATATGGCTCGCGCATGACGGCCGAGCCGATCTGCAACGAGCTTGGCCAGGTCGTGGCGCGCGCCAATGCGGCCGAGGCCGCCGCTAAGGCCGAGGCGACGAAGAAGCCGACTGCCACGAAAGAGCCGGCTGCAGCTCCAGCGAAACCCTAGGCTCCCGGCCGGCGGATCAGGAAGCCGAGAAGCGCCGCCAGCAGCAGAACCAGCACGATTTGGTCGGCGTGCATTACGGAAAGGCGCGATCAAAGGAGACGCGGCCGCCGGCCGCAGCCTTTTTGAGGGCGCGAGCGGCAGCTACATACGCAGGATAATCGGGATTGTCGGGCAGGTGCACTGCGCAGCGCCGATAGCCATGCTCATCCCGCGTGCCCCAATCCATGAGGTGTTCGAAAATCACGTTGTCGCAGCCGAGCGTGCGGCCCCAGCGATAGAATTCCGCCATCTCGGTAAAATTTGCCTGCTGCACGACGAACGAGATCAGGAACGTGCGGATCACGTTCTCGCGGCGTAGCCGAGCCAGAAAGTCGAGATTGGCGACGAGCTTGTCCCAATCGCCCCCGAGGCGCACCCGTTTATAGGTCTCAGGCCGGCTGGCGTCGATCGAGACGCGTACTGTGCGGACCCTGCGGTGGATGTTCGGGAACTTCGCCCATTCCGCCTCGGAAAACAGGACGCCGTTGGTGATGAAGATCAGCTCGAGATCGGGGTTGAGCGCATCGCTGATGGACTCGAGCGTTCGCCGGCACGAGCGGCTGGAAAACACGTCGCCATAGCCGTTCATCATCACGGTCTTCGCGGTGCGCAGGGCCGGCACCACGACGCGCTCCGTCATCGTCATGATGCGGGCGAACTCGTCTCCTTTCGCCGTGATGCGATGCGTGCGGCATGACGGGCACCAGAGATTACAGGTCGGATCGTGCGATAGCCGCACGTCAGTCGGCCCGTCGATCACGCCATCGCCGGCAGCAATGAAACGCTTGAGCCGGGGCTCGGCGACGTCCTTGCGCAGCGGCAACGTATCGAGCTGGATCGCGTTGCATTGGGTCCAGTCGCAGTAGGCGAAGCTCTGATCGAGGATGGACTTGCGCAGCCGCCGCGCCATGTCGGAATTGACGAGGCCGGCGAGCGTCGCATCGGCACCATCGGCGCGCCCGATCGGCATCGGCAGATAGTTCGGACAGCAGACGTGAACACCACCGTCGCTGCCGATCTCGAAGTCGCCGAACGGCTTTGAGCAAAAGCGGCCGGCGAAATAGTTGCCTTCGCCGCCGAGCAGCTGATCGATATAGCCCGGCACGTCCGGCCGGCTCTTCGCCATCTCGATCGCGCGAAGCAGCAGGCGGGGAAGTCGGGCAAGGCGGACCTCGTCGGGTTCCTCATTAAGCCGGCGCAGCGCCGCGTCGCGCTTTCCGGCTTGCCATAGCAGCTGGATTTCGGCCGCAACGAAGACCTCCCGCGCAAGCAGGAGCTTGCCTCCGCTCAACATGCCGATGGTCCGGGCGGCGAAGAACCGCCGCAGCCGCCGCGGCCGGCGCTCGAGCCAGCGTCGGAGCGAGGCCGTCGCAGCAAGCCGGTTCTGCGTCGTGGCGAGCTCTTGGACCTCGCGCGGTAGGCACGCAAAGGCAACGCGCAGGACTGCCGGCGCCAGTCGCCGCCGCAAAGCCAGCGGGAGCGATTTCCAGATGATCGCGCGCGGCCCGCGCTGACTGGCTGGAGACGCCTGCACGCTCATTGCTGTGAACCCTGCCACGAAGACCACAACCCTAACTCGCTCAACCGTCGGCTGTCTAGACGGCGCCCCTCGCAACCCACAGTCCAGAGAAGATCTCCATGCTGACCCTGACCGGGCCGCCCGCGCCGGCCTATTCCGCGCGTTTTCTCGCCTGCCTGCCCTTCACGCTCGCGCAGGAGTGCCCGCACCCGGCCGATTGGTCGAACCCGCGAAACTTTTCCGACGATGCCCACGATCCGGGCGGCAAGACCATGTGCGGCATCATCCAGCGCGAGTACGACGCCTGGCGCAAAGCGCACGGCCTGCCGGTGCGCGACGTGCGCAAGCTCGCCCAGGACGAGGGCTATGCGATCTACTATGCCAATTACTGGCATCCGCACGCGGACGATCTGCCTCCCGGTCTCGACCTCGACTATTTCGATGCCGCCGTGAACGAGGGCGCGATGGAGGCGAACCGCATTCTGCAGTTCGCGCTGGGCGTCCCGGCCGATGGCACCTGGGGACCGCAGACGGCGGCGGCGGTCGCCGGCATTCATGACCGGCATGCGGCCGTCGTCGCCTTCACGACGCGTCGCGAGGCGGTCTATCGCGCGTTCCGCGGCTTCCAGTACTTCGGCAAGGACTGGGAGCGCCGCTCGGCCGAGATCGGGGCGCAGGCCCTGCAGATGGCTGCCAGCTGATAGCCCGACATGCCCGATCTCCTGGAGCTCGCGCGCTTCTCGCGCGATGCCTACCTTTTGCCGCCAACCTGGATCGGCGCCGGCCTCGACCAGGATGTCCATGCGATCGTCGATCTCTCGACGACGCCGGCGCGGGTCGGCTTCCGTGGCTCGGACGAGCTCGCGAACTGGCTGCGCGATTTCTTCGCCCTCCCGGACGAGGCGCATGACACGACCGAGCACGCGCAGCTCGGGCTGATGCATGCCGGCATCCTCGCCGGGGCGCTCGCGGTCTATGCGCCGCTGAAGGCGCTCGCCGAAGAGCTCCGATCGAGCGCCGCCCGCCTGCCGCTGGTGCTCACCGGCCATAGCCTTGGAGGCGCTCTCGCGCTCGCCGCCGGCGCGCTGCTCGCCGCCGACGGGCTGCCGGTCCAGCAGATTGCCGCGTTCGAGGCGCCGCGCGTCGGGCGCGCGCGCTACGTGCTCACCCTCGCGCCGATCGACGTCGTCGAGACGCAATGCGGCAACGACCCGGTGCCGGATACGCCGATCTTCCTTCTGCCGGCGCGGGCCCGCATCTCGATCGGCGAAGCGCGGCTCAACCCGATCGAGTGCCATTTCATCGACAACGTCATTGCGGCGCTCACGCCCGCGCCCATTCCGGCCTGATCCAGGAGAAAACCGATGAAGATCTATCGCGCCGCGCTCGGCGCATCCCTGTTGTGCTGCGCCGCCACCGTGACCCTCGCGGCGGGAACCGGGCTTGACCACGACCAGATCGCGCAGGTGCTCGCCAATGGCGGCGTTGCCACCCCGCCGCCCGAGGTCATCGCCGCCCCGGGATCCTCGGTCGACGTCACTGGTGTCGCCGGCGTCACGGCGCAATGGCTGATCTGGATCGTCGGCGCCTCGGCACTCGCCCTGGTGCAGCGCAACGTCAAAGACAAGCAGGCCCGCGACACGCTCTCAGCCGCGATCCTCAACGGCGTCAATTACGGCTTCAACATGGTGCCCGGCGCGCTCAAGGGGCACACCCTCGCGATCGACGTCGGCTCCAAGGTCGCGGCGCACGCGCTGCGCTATGTGCTCGATGCCGGGGGAGCCGAAGCAAAGCGGCTCGACCTGCAGCCCGCGGATCTGGCCAAGCGCATCATCGCCCGCATCCCCAACATGGACGGCGAGACGTCCGACGCGATCGTGCACCAGGTCGCGGCCGCGGCCGCCGGCGCGCCGCCGCCGCTCGATGCCTCCAAGGCGATCGAGCTGATCGGACCGCTTGCCGACCGGCTCGCCGGGCGGCTGGTGCCCTATATCGCCGACCATCTGGAGAAGACCGCACTCGCCCGCAATGGCGCGGCTGCCGTCGCCGACCACCGGCAGGATTCGTCCGCCGCGGAAGCCGCTCCGCCGCCCCCGCAGGTCGCGCCGGCGGCCGCGGCGTCCTGACCCCTCCATTACCAGCCAGCCACCAGGAGAGCCACCATGCGTATCGTAGCCCTCGCGGCGAGCCTCGCGCTCGCCGCCCTCGCCATCGGGCCCGCGTACGCGCAGAGCACCGCCGCGCCGGCGCCTGCGCCTATACCCGCACCCAGGATTACCGCGCCCGCCAACGTCTTCGCGGCGCCCTACAGCGGCTCCGGCTGGTATCTCGGCCTCGAGGCCGGCGGCGGCACCGGCTCGGTCAATGTCGGGAATATCCCTGGGGTCAATTCCGCGAGCCTCACGACGACGCAGGGCCTGATCGGCGGCATCGTCGGCTATTCGTCCGACATGTCGAACGGCGCCCGCTATTGGTTCGCGGAGGCCGATCTCGGCTGGAACAATTTCAACGGCAACACGCAGGGGTTTGCGCTCGGCGGCCCGTTCACCGGGCAGCTCCTGGTGGGCGCCGGCGCTCCCGCTTCGCAGGTCCTCAACATGCTGCCGACCTTCGGACTGACCGCGCCGACGCTGCCGCAGGTCCCGGGCGCGACGCAGACCAACCCGCATCTCTATCTCGCCGCCGGCGTCGATATTTCCGATGTCTCGGCCGCCTACCAGCAGGCGAGCCATACGGCATGGCAGTTCTCGCCCATGGTGGCGCTCGGCATCGAGGCGCAGCTCTCCACCGGCGGCACGATCGGGGCGCGGCTCGAGGACGTGCTGCAGACCGATTCGGTCTGCGTCGGGGCGATCTGCGCCAAGCAGTCGAACCTGGTGCGGGCGAAGGTGCTCTACAAGTTCTGAGCGCCTGAAGGCTTGAAATCCCCATGCCCGCCCCCCGCCATCTCCCCCTCGGCTCGCGCCTCACCCAAGACGATCTCGCCGTCATCGGCGACCACGTGGCCTCAAAGCTGCGCGGCGAGATCGCGGGCGCGATCCGCACCGAGTTCGCCCGCATGGGCCTCGCGGTCGACGGGGATGAAGGGCTTATCGAGGTGCAGCGCGATCATGCCTTCCTGCGGGCGGCGCGGCTGCGCGTGGAGGATGATCGCGCCACGGTGCGGCGGCAGATCATCACCTGGGTGGTGCCGTTCGTGTGCCTCGCGCTGGTCGCGGGGCTCGCGGCCGTCGTCGGGCATCACTTCACGCCGTAGATAATTCGGCGGCCCGGCTTGCCGCCGTCATGGCTCCGGCCCTTACCCAGCCGGAGGATCGAACCTCCTGGAACTTGCCCCTCTCCCCGCAAAGGGAGAGGGGCTTTTTCGCGTTTCAGGCCTTCGCGCGCTTCGGCGCCGGATGGCTGTTCGGCAGCGGCTCGATCTTGGCGAGCGCATCCGCAAGCTTCGCCCGCGCGTGCCACAGATCATGGCTCGCCTGCATGGTGAGCCAGTGCTCCGGCGTCTCCCCGCCCATCAGGGCCTCGATCCGCAGCGCCATTTCGGGCGTGACCGGACCCTTGCCCTTGAGCACCTTCTCCAGTCCCGAGGGCGACACCCCGATCGCGATCGCGGCGGCGCGCATCGACACCCGCTGCTCATCGAGGATATCGGCGATCACCTCGCCGGGATGCATCGGCGCGACCTTGCGCGGTCCGGCGGGCAGGCTCCTAGGCTTCGCCATGGGCATGATCGAGGCGGCCCGCGCCGCCTCGCCTTCAGTGGGGTTGCTCAAGATCGACATTGTGGGCCTCGTTCTTAATCCAGTCGAAGGTGATGCGCCAAGGGCCGCTGACCGATATCGACCACTTTGTGTCGTAGCCCTTCCATTTGTGCAGCTCGAAGCCGGGGCGGTAGAGGGTGCGAATGTCGCCGTTGGCGTTGTCGAGCGCTTCGAGGCGGGCGCGAACGCGGCGGGCGAGGCGCGCATCGATCCGCCGCGCGGCGCCCGTATCAAACAGCTCCTTGAGGTCGGCATTCTTGAAGGTCTTGATCGTACCCATCGGTCCCGCTCCCGTCATCAACAGAAACGAGAATACACACTTATGGTGTGCATGTCAACACTATTAGTATGCATTTGTGCATCCCGGTCATGTTTGTGTGCACACTGTTAGTGTGAATGGACGCCGCCTTGATCCTCCTGCCCCGTCGCTGCTACGCGGCCGGCCCATGCGTTCGCGTATCCTCCCCGCCGGCTTCGTCGCGCCCTGCCTGCCGATCGCCAATCCGATTCCTCCCGCGGGCCCCGGTTGGTTCCACGAGGTCAAGCACGACGGCTTTCGCCTCCTGGTGCTGCGCGATCGGGAGCGCGTGCGGTTGTTCACCCGCCGCGGCCACGACTGGGCCGAGCGCTTCCCGGCGGTGGTGGCGGCCGCGCTGGCGCTGCGCGCGAGCGCGTTCCTGATCGATGCCGAGGTTGTGTGCGCCGGCGCCGACGGTGTCGCCGATTTCGATCGCCTGCGCCGTCGCCGGCATGGGCCGGAGGCCTTCGCCTGGGCGTTCGACCTGCTGATGCTCGGCGGCGAGGACCTGCGCGGCGCGACGCTTTCGGCGCGCAAGCTCGCGCTCGAGGGATTGCTGCGCAAAGCCCCGGCTGCCATCGCGATGAACGAGCACCACGAGGGCGACGGGCCGGCGCTGTTCGCAGCCGCCTGTGCAAAAGGCCTGGAGGGGATCGTGTCGAAGCGGGCGACGTCGCGCTATCGTAGCGGGCGCTGCGACGACTGGCGCAAGGCGAAGAATCCGTCCTCGCCGGCGGCGCGCCGTGAGGCCTTGGAGGACTGGAGCCGATGACCGCAAGCGAGATGCCGAAGCCGCCGGGCGCGCGCTATGAGATCCGGGTCGGCGGGATCCCTCGCACCATGCGCGACCGCGAGGCGGTTGCGTGCGAGGCGGCGCGCGAGCTCGAGCGGCAGAACCCGAGCGTCGAGGTGGTCGACCTGCGCACCGGCGCGGTGGTACCGCATCACAAGGCGGGCTGAGCGTGGCGCTGACGTGGCTGCGCACGATCGACAAGTCGCCACACATGTTCTCGGCGAAGGCCGATCCCAACGAGGACTGGGTGCTCTACTCGGGCGGCTGGCTGATCGGCCGCGTCTGCCGCGCCGGCGGCGCGCAGACAGGCCTCTATCTGTGGTCGCTCACCGGCCCGCACACGCCCGAGGCGCCGGGCGTCAAGCACGGCACCGAGGCCTCGATCGCGGCCGCGCAGGAGCGCCTGGTCAGCTCGTGGCAGGCTTGGGTTGCTTGGGCCGAGCTGCAGGAATCGTCCGGGCCTTCCGCCGGCGGGACTTGAGCGATGGCGCCGGTGGTTTTTTCTGCAGCGGCGGCGGTGGCGGCCGCGGGAACTCGATACGCGTACTCACCCGCTGAATTTAGGATCGAGCCAGCCAAAGCGCCAGCGCCACCAAGATCGCGACCGCCATCAGGATGAGGGTGCGCCGACCGCGTCGGGTGAGATAGTGGGACATGTTTCTAAAAAGCGTTCACCGGATGGCGAACGGCATCTTGGGAGGTTCCCACGGGGATTCTTTCTCCCACGCTTTGCGTCTCGCGATCTGCAATTCGGCGCTCCGTCGATAATGCGCTCGGCCGCCTTCGTTTAGATCGTGCCAATGCACGCCCGAATAGGCTGCGATCGACACGGCCAAATCTTCGATGTCCTCAGCCATCTACTCAGCCTCAAATATCGCGCACAACCGTGCCGTCACCCCAGATAAATCCGATCCGGCTGCAGCGGAAATGCTCATCACACCAAAGCATCCGGCCGCGCGTGTAGAAGGGGAAGGGGTTCGGAGTGCGCCAAATGTCCTCATCGGCGGTGCTCTTTTGCGTCGGCGTCGAAAACTGGAGCGTCGCGGTCGGCTTGGCCGCCAGCGCCGGCGCGACATGATCGAGATAGAAGCCGACGGCGTCCATCACCCACCATTGCACGATGAAGAACGCGCCCCAGAAAAGCTGCCGGCGCGTCACGCCGGACCCGGTCAGGATGCGGTGCAGCGCGTCATTCATGGCCGTTCCCCTTCAGCTGCTTGTGCGCCTGCGCGATCGTCTCGCGATTGTCCCGGCACCACCGCAGCGTCTCCAGCGCCGCCTCCATGCGCCGCACATGATAGTCGGCGACGCCCTTGCCCAGGCTGCCCTTGCGCACCAGGCGGGGATAGACGCTCGCGCGCTGCTGCAGCTCGTACTCGACTTCCTCGATCTGCTGGTCGATCGAGATGCGCGGCTTGGGCTCGGGCTTCGGCTCTTCCGGTGGCGGCGGCAAGGCTTCCTCCAGGCTCATTGTCCCGTTGAGGACCGCGAGGGCGGCATCGAGGTCGCGGACAGGCTTCTCGTCCACGTACCAGCGCATGAAAGCGCCGGCCTTGTCGTGGCCGCGGGCGACGCCGAGGCGCGGCACGCCCTCGACGCCGCCCATCCAGGCGCTCTCGCGCCGCGAGAAATCGATATGGACGGCATTGACCATCTTGCGGCCGAAGATGTCCTCTCGGGTGAGCATCAGCCGCCCTGCGTCATTGCCCGAGAAGAAGCGTCCGCGCCGGCCCGCACACCTCGTCCACAATCTCGATCGCCCGCGCGGGCGTGAGGCCCGAAAGCTCGTCCCAGGTCACCGTTCGCATCGACGATCCCGCAATGTCCTCGGGCTTGCTCGCCGGGATTTTGCACTCAAGCACCAACCCTTCCGGCCAGATGCGCAGCAGCGTCTGCGCGCGTTTCAGATCGTGCCGATGTTCGAACATCCGTACACAGGCCGCCTTCAGGGCGCCGATCAGCTGTGCATCGCTCATGATGCCTCCTTGCGCGCGGCATGTACCAGCTTCTTCCACGGGTTCGGCCGCTTGAACCCGCCGACGCGATTGAGGTGCACCCAGATTGCGGCCCAATAGCCGAACATCTGGAATTTGTAGCGGGCGAGGGCGTCCCAGGCCTTGCGCTCGGCGCAAGTGAGATCGATGCGCGCTCCGCGGTAATCGCGCGAGGTCATACTGATGCTCCCGCCGGCAGCACCACCGGCTTGAACGGTCCCATGTGCGACGCCGATCCCGCGGCCTGCTCTGGCGTGTAGATGTACCGGCCGCGCTGATCGCTGACGTAACCCTCCGCGAGCTTGCGCGGAAATTGTCCGTGCCAGCGGCTCGTGAGGCATTGCGAACACTGCGGCTCGAAGCGCGGCCGAGCGACCGCGTTCGCCGTCGCGGCGAGCCAATCCCTTTCTTGGTTCCAGTATTCGGCGAGCGCCGTGTTATCGACGCAGCCGCACTTCGTGCACATGAAGAGGGGCATCAGAGCAGCTCCATTTGACCGGCCGCCTTAGCCGCCGCGCGCTCAACCACTTGCGCGACCCAGCGACATATCCGATCCGCCGATGCGCCCTTTACCCCATCCCATAGCGCGCCGTAATCAGGCCCGGCGTATCGCGTGCCGTTGTGGAAAGAGACCTGGCCGGTCGGCAAGTCGATGTAGATGACGTGATGATGGGGATCGCCCTCGCGCAGGAGATAGTCGTCGATGCCCCAACCCCAACGATGCCCGAGAATGGCGCCGTGCTTCTCGAGCTCGGCCGCGAGGTTGCCGATGCTCCAGTCTTTCCGGCCGTACGCCTCGCTCTTGTAGCCGCGGCCGCGGTAGAGCTTCGCGCGCTCCGAGCACTTGCAGGCGCGGAAGAGATTGACCGCGACGATTCCTGCAGGGCCGAGCTTCTCCAGCTCGGCATACAGAGCCTTGGTGGCCTCGCCGTTGGAGCCGGCGTAGATCGATTGGACGGTGGCGAGGTCGGTCATGCGCGCACCCGCAGATATTCCAGCTCGGTCGGGTGGCACGGCAGCGGATGCGACGTGCCATCGAACCGCACCATGACGTAGTGGCTTTGGCTGCGGTTCTCGCGCGAGATGGTGCCTTCCTGTTCGGTCACCTTGTGGCGCACGCGTTCGCCGACGCGCGGGTTCACGCCGTAGGCGCGCATGACGTAGTCGTAGCTCACGCCGCCGCCCTCCATCCGCTCAACAGCTCCTGCGCCCACGCGCTCATCATCACCAGCCCCGGCCGCGGATAGTCGATCAGCCCCAAGGTGCGCAGCGAGCCGAGCAAGTTGTTGAAGCCTCCGGACGAAGGCGAATAGTCCGTGTCGGCGCCGAGCTGCTCGCGCGAGACCTCGCCCTGGTCGACCAGGGCGCCGATGATCTTCTTCTGCGGGTTGCTCAAGACGGAGAGCAGCTTCTCGCGACCCTCCGCGGCGGACATGACCGGGATGCCGGAGGCCTCGAGCTGCACGAAGCCCGGCTGCGGGTAGCTGATCGCTCCCATGGTGTTGAGGCCGCCGAGCAGGTTGTTGAAGCCGCCCGACGTCGGGCTATAGCCGGCGACGGCGGCGACCATTTCGCGGGTCGGCGCCCCGCGGCGGGATGCGTCGTGGCCGAGCGCGAACCACATAGCGAGGCTTTCCAGCACCTTCATTTGCGGGCGGGTGTACGTGCCGTCGCCGGCCGGGGCAGGCGGCTTGGCGCGAGGCGCCGATCGGGGCGGGGCGCTTGGCGCGGGGCGGGGCACCGCGCGCGCCGCCGGCGCCGTGCGCTCCGGCGCATACGCGATCTCCAGCCGGCGGCTCTCCGCCTTCGCCTTGGCGAGTTCCTCCTTGAACAGCTCATGGATCGGACCGAGCCGTTCCGCCAGCACGCCCAGGATGTTGAGATGGGCGGCTTTGACTTGCTTCTCGGCCGCCTCCCGCAGCTTGCGCTCGGCCTGGGCGAAGCCGCGCTTCTCGGCTTCATCGATCGCCTCAAGGTCAAATTTGACCGCCGTCGGCTTCTCGGCGAGCTCGCGCTGCAGGCGGGAGATCTCTGCGCGCAGCGCCTTCGGATCGTTCGCCTTAGTCTCCGCCTCGACCTTGCCGAGCCGGTCGCGCAGCTTGGCGAGGTCGAGCGGCCGCAGCTCGACCGCGTGCGCCTTCTCGCCCCGGCTCGGCGTCTTCGAGCTATCGAACGTCCCCTTGGCCGGAAACTGCACCACCTCCAGGATCCCGCGACCCGGGATCCACACGACGCCTTGCCCGCGCGCCATGGTCGGCAACATCCCCCACGTCTCGCGCCAGGTCTGCTTATCGGCCTGCCCCTCGACCCAGTCGCCGATCGCGTCGCGGTCCTGGCTCGACGTGAGCTTGAACGCGATCAGGCCGTCGACCTGGGAAAGGACGTCCTTGGCGAGCACCGCGGGGCGCTGGCTGATCAGCCACGGGATGAAGCCCTTCACTCGCCCGCGGCGGACGATCGTCTCCATCATGCCGTAGAGGCGGGCGGCGTCGCCCTCCTTGTCCATGATCTTCTGCGGCGCCCACATGTCGGCTTCGTCGAACACGACGTGCAGCGGCTCGCCCGAGGCGTGCTTGTAGAGCGCGGTCAGGAACGCGAGCATGAAGCGTCGCTCGGCTGCTTTGGTGCCGAGCGCGGAGAGATCGAGGATGCAGCTTTCCTTCATGCCGGCGACCGTCTCGCCGATCAGGGCGCCGGCATGCTCGGACAGCGGCAGGTCGCCATGCGGGCCGCCGAAGATCACGACGTCGTAGCCGGATGGCGTCTTGCCGTCCGGCTCGAGCCGCAGCCCCCACCACACGCCGAGCGGATCGGGGATGACGACGCGGGCTTTCTTGGCCAGCAGGCGCTCGACGCGCCCCGAGGCGTTATAGGTCTTGCCGGCGCCGGCGGTGCCCGCGAAGAACAGGCGGTCATCAAGGGCGGCGTCGGGAAACGGTTGCTTGCTCATCGCGTTCCTCGCGGTTTGAAAATGGTCACGCGTGACGCAACTATTCGGCCGCCTGCGCGGTCGACGACTCCGCTTCCAAGAGATCAAACAGGGTGACGGCCGACGCCTGGCGTTCGGCATCCTGCAGGTGGCGCACCGCGTCGCGGTGGTAGGCGGGCGATAGCTCGATCGAGAAGCCCCGCCGCTTCTGCAGCACCGCGCAATAGGCGACGGTGCCGAGCCCGCCGAACATGTCGAGCACGAGCTCGCCCGGCATCGAGCATTGCCGAATGACGCGGTCGACGATGTCGAGCGGAAGCGGACAAAGATGCCGCTCCATTCCGCGCGCGACCTGCAGCGTGTTGAGCGACCGCATGCGCACGACGTCGGTGAGCACGTCCGGGTGCCACGAATGCACCGGGATGATCGCGTAATCGACCGGGAGCTTGCCGGCGGCCTCGAGCGCCTCAGCGCAGGCGACGTGGTGCTCGAAGTCGTAGACCTCGCCGAGCGAATGCTCCTTGTAGCGGCGATAGATGCCGCGCTGCATCGCGGCGAGCTCGGAGGGCAGGAGCAGGCGGTTGCCGCTCGAGCGCGTGAAGCCCGCCGCATCGAGCTGCCAGCGCGAGCGCGAATAGCCGTCCTCGCGGCCCCAGGCCTGCGCGGTCTCATCGAACTCGCGCTTGCCCTTCACCACCGGCACGTCCGCATAGCCGCGGCTCCGGTCCGTCTGCGGCTTGCGGAAGAGATGCAGGTATTCCGGCAGGCCGAACCCCATGCGGCTGCCGTCCTTGCATTGCTCGGTGTAGCCCAGCCGATAGGTCTGGTTGTTCTCGCGCACGACGTCGGTGACGATCGTCTTCGTGCCGAGATAGGCAAAGCCATGCTCGCGGAAATGCAGCATGGTCTTCGCCCCGAACGGCTCGACGGTCTGGAAGCCGAGCCCCGAGCGCGAGCCCTCGACGATGCGGTCCTTGACGTGGATGGCGCAGACGCGGCCGGGCTTGAGCACGCGCAGGAGCTGCGGCGTCAGGAAGTCCATCTGCCGGAAGAAGTGATCGTCATCGTCCGTGTGGCCGAAGTCGCGATAGCTCGGCGTGTACTCGTACTGCGTCGAGAACGGCAGCGACGACACGATCAGGTCGACGCTGTCCTGCGCCATGCGGCCGACTTCGTCGATGCAATCGTTATTGACCGCGGTGAAGCGCTCGCCCTTCACCTCCGCGCGCGCGACCTCCATCGTGCGGGTGAGCGCCGAGCCGATCGCGAGCTGGGTCAGCCCATATTCCCGGATCAGGCCCGACATGCGCGCGGATTGTTCCTCGTAGCGCCTCCAGTTCGCCTGCAGCGTCCGCACGATCTCGCGCTCGGCCTCGGTATGGATGATATCGATCCGCACCGCGCGCGGCCGATCGGCCGGGAAGCCCTCGAAGGCCTGACCGTAGCGATGCGTGCGGTGGACCGATTGGATGAAGTCCTTGAACTTCCAGCCGACGCCCAGATAGATCGACCACCAGCAGTGATGCTGGAGGTTCGGCCCCGACCCGATCATCACGGGTTTTCCGGCCAGCTCGCGCGTCTCGCCGGCCTGGAATTTCATCATCGCAGCTTCGCGATCGTCGACCTCCTGGCTGCCGTAGACGGTCACCACCTCCGGCGCCGCCTTCTCGATCGCCCGGCGCTCGTCCTCGAGGTCGTGCCAGATCAGGCGGTGGGCCTCGGGCAACTCCGCCCGCAGCTCCATCATCTTGGCGATCCGCGCCGGCAGGCTCTTCCGCTTCTCGGCTGCCGCGCCCTGGACGCCGGCGGCGCTGTCCTTGATCAGCCGCTTCTGCCCGTTCGGGTCCTCGCCGGCGTCGGAATGATCCGTCGGCACCTCGTGCCAGCGCACGTCGAGCGGCGGCAGCACGTAGCCGTCATCGGAGAAGGACGGGTCGACGTCGGACGGCTTGTTGATGAACAGCGCCCAGGAGGCGACCCACAGCCAGAACTCCGCCTCTTTGTGCGGATGGATCGTGAGCTTGTCCGCCTTCTCCGAGTTGCGCCTGAAGAAGCGCGTGCGCGCCTGGCCGATGTCCATGATGTCGAGATAGCCCGCGAACGCGAGCAGCTCTGCGTATTCCCGGGGATCTGGGGTCGCGGTCGCCACATGCCGATAGCGGACCTGTTTGGCGCGTTCGGTGAACGTCCAGAAGGTCTTGGTCGACATGTTGCGGAGAATGTCGCCCTCATCGAACGTGGTTGAGCCGAAGCGCCGCGGGTCGATATTGCCCTCGCGCACACGCTCGACGTTGGTGAGGTTGATCGCGCGGCGATCGATATCGGCATCGCGGGTGACCCAGTTGAGCTTGATCGCGTGCTCGCCGGTGAAGCGCTCGGCGTCGTTGTAAAACGACAGACGCGCGCCGAGCGGCATCACGACCAGGTGCGGCTCGCCGGTGTGGCGCATGGTGAGGCGGCCGATTTCGAGGTGCCACGTCGTCTTTTGCGTGCCGAAGCGGGAGGCGAGCAGGCGGCGGCCGCCGGCAAGAGCCCATTGGGTCGCCACCTGGATATGCGGCTTGAGCGCCGGATTGAGCTCGGCCGGGTCGATCTCGAAGCCGGCCGACTCGGCGAGCTTGATCTTGGCTTGGAGGAAGGTGCGGTAGGCGTCCGTCATGGGCGCACCCCCGCGAAAAGATCAGGTTGCCAGCGCGCCCGCTCGAGCTTTGGGAGGTTGATCGCATAGCGACTGACTGACGAGCCGTCGAAGCTCGTGGCGCCGGCGGCCGCGCAAAGGCGAATGCGCCGGATCGTATTGACCCGCCCCACATGGCAGCGCGTGCCATGGGTTCGCGCGAGCGCGCCCCACATCGACATGGAGCGCTCTTTCCATCCGGTCGATCCGCCGACGAAGATGCCGACCCGCTCGGCCAGCAGCGGGGCGATATCGGTCTCGGTCATCCCGTCCTGGACCGGGATGAGCGCCAGCGGAGCGCGGTCGAGCACGCGCGGCAACCAGGCGCACGAGCGGGCGAGGCTTTCGGCGCCGCCCTCGACGATATCCGGCACGGCGACGAAGTCGGCGCCGGCGCCGTGCGTCGTCAGCGCGCGGACAAAGGCTTCCTCGTCCCAGGGCGCCCCGGTCGCGAACGCCGACCACGCGCCGTTATCGAGCGCATAGGGCAGGCCGTACGAATTCAGGCCCGTTGCCGGCGAGAGCATGATGCGCCAGCGAGCTCGCTCAAGAGCAGCGAGGTTGCGGCGGGTGGTCGTGTATGCCGCGTACGCCATCACAGGCGCCCCCAGCACGTCATGCAGATCGGCTTGAGCTTGGGCGCGCTGGCGCGGCGGAGCAGCGCGGCGCCGCACCTGGTGCACTCGCACGGCACGTCGTAATCGTCCGCCGCCGGCGGCAGACGATCCTCATCCGCGTTCGAGCAGATCAGGAACTCGGCGCGGGCGAAGAGCGCCGGCGTGAGGGGGACGCTGACCTCCCGGAGCGGGTGGTCAGCGGGCCATTCCCGGGCGGTCCGCTCGGTGATGGCATTGATCTTGGGGCGGCTCATCGCGCGCCACCCCGCAACGCTGCGAGCAGCTTATCGGTGGCGCCGACCGTGATCCTGGGGGTGGCAATCTCGCCGCCGCGATCGCGGCCGTGACCCCCTCCGGACCGTTTCGACTCTGCCCTTGCAAGAGTCGAAATTCCGGGGCTTATTTCGCCTGTCGGACCGTCCGAGAGTCGAAACGGTATTTGATTCCGCTCGAAATCGGACGGCCTGTCACGCCGAAGGTCGCGGGTTCGAGCCCCGTCGCTCCCGCCATTCATCAAGATCCGATTTTCCGATTCCGGAAGGCATTCCATGAAGCGCACCGTTGCCGTGGCCTTCGTTCTCGCGCTCGGACTGGGCTCCGCGCATGCCGCCGGGCTGCTCACCGAGCAACAGGCTCGCGCCAAAGCGATTGCTCTCCTCAAGGGCGACCCTTATGGCCAGACCGATGCGGCCGTCGCCAAGAACATGAAGCAGGCGCGGCTCGTGCAGAATGCGGAGAGCCAAGCATGCGGTCGCAAGGCGACGGTGTGGGAATTCCACGTGGTGGCCAAGGGCGACAATGGCCCGATCGACGGCTACCTCGCGCTCGATGCGCGCTCCGGCAAGATGGTGTGCGCCAACCTGCCGTTCCTGGACTAGGACGCGAGAGTCAGAGCCGCGCGCGATCCGGCGAGCGCTGGTGCGACGTCCCGATTAAGTCCCGTGATCGGGAGCCGCGCCGCGAGCTGCCGACCCACTGAGGGACTCGCGTCTGCCGAGATCGAGCCGATCCGAATGAGGAGGGCCACAAGCTCGGCTTGGCGTCGCGTGTCGGTCTTTTCGAACGCGGCTTTGAGCCGCTTGCGGGCGGTCTCGTACGAGACGTCGCAGGCCCGCGCCGCCGCCTCGATCCGGTCCCCGGCGGCCAGGCGGAGGGCTAGCCGTGCCTCGCCCGCGGACAATCCGAACATGTCGCCGAGCTGTGCTTCCGTCGGCAACATCCCGCGCGCCGCGTCCAGGAGGACGATTATCGCATGCGCGGGCCGAAATAGTGATCTGGCCCGCGGATCGAGCGGAAGCGCTCGCAGGATGAGCGGCTGCGAAGCGTCCCGCGCGATCACGACCGGATCGGCCGTCGATGGGCGGCCGCGCCTGAGGGCCTTGCCGATCGCGTCCGTCAGCGCCCGGCTGGTGCATGGGTCCTCGGCGGCGAGCCGCCGGTTGCGGATCAGGAGCTCCTGGCCGATGCACGTTCCGGCCGCGGGAGTCATCCCAACGATTTCGCAGGTGGCGTCCACCAGGATGGCGGCCGTCCCCAGGAGCCCCAGCAGCCCGCACAGCGCGTTCGCGCCGTCGGCGGCCGGGGCGACCGGATGCATGCCGTACATGTCGGCGCGTCCGCTGATCTGACGCATTATCGGTTGTCCCATCCCGTCGGGCTCACGTGTGGGACGACGCCAACTGCGCCTGGGTGGGCGCGGGTGGATCGGTCACCAGCGTGCCGCCGTGACCATCGCTCGCGAGGGCGAAGTTCGCCGTGGTGTAGTCGCCGTAGAGGAGGATGTTGGAGGTCGCCGTGCCAGGGCCGTTGGTTACCGTCAGGGTGCCGCCGGTGCCGGCCGCGTTCTCGGTGAAGTTCACGGTCGTGGTCACGCCATAGACGAGGCCGCCGATGTCGATCTGGTCTTGGCCGGTGAAGCCGACCACCGCATTCTGCTGGTTGGGATCGAAGCTGCCGGGGCCGGCGAGCTGCAGCGTCCCGGTCGCACCGCCAAAGGTCACCGTAACGCCGGAGGTCTGTACGTATTGGATGCTCGCACCGTCCGCGATCGTGATCGCCTGGCCGCTGCCGAACAGCGTGTCATTGGTGCCTTCGATCGTGAGACTCGTCGTGGTCGAAGGCGTCTGAACCGGCAGGGTGATCTGGTCGTTGCTGCCGATGATGGTGGCCCCGACCAACTGATCGGTACCGCCATTGAGTGCCCCGAGCGCGATGTTCTTGTTGGCGACGTAGAGGATCTCGTTCGCGCCGTATACTTGGTCATTGTTGCCGTTCAGCGTCGCGGTGCCTCCGTTCGGCATCTGGATGACCGCGTTGTCGCCGTTGACGACGTCGCCGTCGCCCATCAGCACGATCGAATTGGTTGGATCCGTGGCGTTGATCACCTCGTTGTTGCCGTAGACCGTGGCGCCCTGCTCGTTTTTGAGCGTCACGCCCGAGCCGTCTGGCAAGTCGATGATGTTGGCGAATCCCTCGACCGTGTCGTTGCTACCCGTCAGCACGAGCCCGTTGACCTGGCCGTTGAACGTCACGTTATTGCCGTTGATCGTGACATTCGATCCGATGGCCCCCCCGATCAGGTTCGCGCCGTCCTGGAGGTTGATCACATTGTTGCTGGCGCCGAACGTAAAACCGACGATGTCGTTCGACCCGGTCAGGGTCACGTTCAGGTTCGAGCCGAGCAAGATTTCCTGGGCGGCGCCGTCGACGACGGCATCCGCACCCTGGAGCGATATGATGTCCTGCTGACCGGATACATGGTCGCCGGCGCCGGTGAGCGTCACGAAGGCGTCGCTGACGTTGACGGCGAGGCCGTTGCCGTTGACGATGTTGGACGTGCCGTCGACGTTCACGGTGGTGTTGTCTGCCGCATTGACGGTGTCCCAGCTGCCCGCGATCGTATCGCCGTTGCCGGCCAGCGCGAAGCTCGCGTAGCTGAACACGACATCCTGTCCGTCGCCGTTGATGACGCTCGGAATGATGTTGCCGTTGTTGGTGGGCGGGTCGTGGTCGGCGCCGTCGTCGGCCACCGGCCCGGTGGTGGCGAGGCCGGAGGTGGCGACACCGTCGTTTGTGATCGCATTGTAGTCGTTGAGAGCGATCGCCCTGACGCCGATCGAATAGCCCTCGTCGGCTTCCTGGACGATGTAGTACGGCGTTCGGGCGATCGGATTGGTGTAGCCGTCCGCCGAGCTGAACCACTCATAGACGATGTCGCTGGCATCCGCTTCAGGCATGCCCGGGTCGCTCGCGGACAGGATCTGACCTTCCGCGAGCGTGCCGCTGATCGTCGGAGTGGCAACGGTCGGAGGCGCGTCCAGGATGCCGATCGAGTTGCTCGCCGACGATACCGTGGCACCGTCATCGTTGGTGATGGTCGCAACGACCTTGAGCTGACGGGTCTCGTCGCTCTCCTGCGCCGTATAGCTGTCGCCGAAGCCGATTGGATTGGTGAAGTTGTCGACCGAACTGTACCACGTATAAGTCACCGGGTTGTCGTTCTGCGCCGCCGTCGCCGAGGCCACCAGCGTTTGGCCCTCCTCACCGAGGCCGCTGATCGTCGGGAAGAGCGCGAACTGCGGCGGCGCATCGGTCACCACCGCGGTGGGCGCGCTCGTTTGCGACACCGCCTGGCCTTGCTCGTTCGTGACCGTCGCGACCACTGTGATCGTCGACCCTTCGTCGGTCTCCTGAACCACGTATTTGGTGCCGGTGCCGACCTCCGTGCCATGGCTGTACCACGCGTAGGTCACGGGGTTGTCGGGCTGCACTCCGGCCGCGAAGGCAAAGAGCGCCTGGCCTTCCTGCGCGGTGCCGCTGATGGTCGGGGAAACCAGGAAGGCGGGTGGCGCATCGGCTATTCCGGCAGTCGGCGCGCTCATTGCCGAGACGCTCACGCCGTTTTGGTTGGTGACCGTGGCTTTGACCTCGATGGTGTGCAGGTCGACGACGTTGATGAGGCCGTCCTGCGAGGTTGCGGTCAGGGCATCGGCGGACTCCGGGACGACGAGCGTCGGACCGTAGCCGATCGGGTTCGTGTAGTTGTCGGCCGATGAGTACCACGTATAGGTGACGAAATTATCGGGCTGACCGGAGCTGGCCGACGCCGTGAGGGTCTGGCCTTCCTGAGCGACGCCGCTGATGACCGGGATCGTCACCGTCGGCGCCGCATCCACCACCGTCGCGGTCGGCGCGCTGGTCGCCGAGGCAGTGACGCCGTTCTCGTTGGTCACGGTCGCCTTCGCCTCGATATTCCAGCCTTCGTCCGCTTCCTGGACCGTGTAGTTCGCACCCGATCCGATCTGGACCGTGTAGCCACTCTGCGAGGAGTACCAGGTGTAGTTCACCGGATCGTCGAGATCGCCGGTGGTTGCCGATACGGTCAGCATCTGCCCTTCCTGGGCATTGCCGGTGATGACCGGCGTGTTCACGGTCGGCGCCGCGTCGACGACCTTGGCGGTCGCGCTGCTGAACACCGTGCCGGCGACGGCGCCAGGATCGTCCGGGTCGGTCGCCGAGATGGCGACGCGCAGGACGGCATTCTCATCGGCTTCCTGGACCACATAAGTCGCGTTCGTCGCCCCCGCGATGCTGCTCCAGGTATTGCCGTTGTCGGTCGATCGCTGCCACTGGTAGGCAAGCGCGAGATCACCGTCATTGGCGCCGACCGAGGCGGTCAGCGTCTGGCCTTCCTGCGCGGTGCCGCTGATCTGCGCGGCCTTGGCGGCGGTCGAGAACAAGAGGGCGCGCGTGTAGGTCTGGCTGTCGAAGACGTGGCCGGTGGTGGTGAACGTGGTCGCCCCGGTTTGCGTGCCGTTGTCGATCAGCTCGAACGAGGCGGTGATCGTCGACGTGTTCACCGTGTTGTGGCTGAGGTCGAGCTCGATCTGCGTGTTGCCGCTCACCTGCTGCGCGGTCAGGACCTGGTTTGCGATCGACTGGAACGCGTTGGTCGATGGGTTGAATTGCAGGAGGACGATATTGTCGCCCCCGGTGTTCGAGCGCTGCACCATCAGCTCCACGGATTCCGACTGCGCCACGCCCGTCGTGGCATTGGTCAGCCCGATGCCGTAGCCGCCGCCGCCCGGAACCGGCGTCGTGAGATCGAACGTGCCGCTCACCGTGAAGGTGCCGTTCTCCTTCAGCCCGGAATTGCTCTGCCCCGATCCGGTTCCCTCCGGCTGGGTATTGGTGACGAGCAGCGCCTGGACCTCCGCTCCGACGCCGCCCGAGACTGCACCACTCGACGACATGATCGCCTTGCCGCCGGATTCCGTCCACGTGCTCGCGTTCGAGCCGACGCTGGTCGAGAATACGACCGGGGAGTTGCCGAACACGCCGGCGACGGGCGGCGGACCGCCCGCGAAGGTGTCATCGAAGATCGCGCTGCCCCTGACGATCTTGAATTCGTCTGCCGCGTAGCTGAATGGAGTTGAGAGGACGGGCGGGACATCCGCGACCGTGCTCGTCGGCGCGCTCATTGCGCTCATCACCTGTCCGGTGTCGTCGGTGAATGACGCGACGGCACGGAAGATGCTTCCCTCGTCGCCCTCGCCAAGCTGATAGAACGAGGTGAGTATGTTGTTGCTGAGGCCGCTGGCCGTCGCCGGCACGTTGGTCCAGGTCGTGCCGCCGTTGCTCGATTTCTGCCATTGATAGGTGATCGGCGCCGCGAGGTCGTCCGTATCGCCCGTGATGGTCGCGCTCGCGGACAAGACCTGCCCCTGTTGGGTGGCCCCGCTGCCGAGCATCGACAGCGTCACCGACAAGCTCGCATTGTCGGTCACCGCCGACGTCGCCGTGCTGGTCGAGCTCGCGGTCTTGCCGTCGTCGTTGGTGACGGTGGCGACCACGTCGATGGTGTGGCCCTCGTCGCCCTCTTGCACCACGTAGGTAGCGCCGGTCGCGCCGGCGATGTTGTGACCGTCCTGCTGCCACTGGTAGGTGATGCCCCAGCCGGCCTCGGTGCCGCTCGCGCTCGCCGTGAGGGTCTGACCCTCCTGCGCGGTGCCGCTGATCGCAGCGCCGCTCGCAAAGCCGGGCGCCTGGTCGCTGACCGCGGCGGTCGCCGTGCTGGTCGAGCTCGCGGTCTTGCCGTCGTCGTTGGTGACGGTGGCGACCACGTCGATGGTGTGGCCCTCGTCGCCCTCTTGCACCACGTAGGTGGCGCCGGTCGCGCCGGCGATGTCGTGACCGTCCTGCTGCCACTGGTAGCTGATGCCCCAGCCGGCCTCGGTGCCGGCCGCGCTCGCCGTGAGGGTCTGGCCCTCCTGCGCGGTGCCGCTGATCGCAGCGCCGCTCGCAAAGCCGGGCGCCTGGTCGCTGACCGCGGCGGTCGCCGT